AGTTCCACCACCGATCTTGTTCCTCTTTCTCGCGCTCTCGTTGCTCATGTATGCGGGCGGAGCTATTATCATACCTCTTCATCTTCCGGAGCGCCGTCAAGTGTGGCTTCGCTTGCTCGGCCGTAAAGCGCTCGCCCAATCGCGTCTTCAGCGTGTTGTTGTCCGCATCCCGCTGCAACCTCGGCAACCAGTTCTCGAGCGCGGACTTCTGGATCCGCAGCGCCGCCGCCGCTCTCACTTCCTCCTCTGCCTCACGTGCTGTTCGGCGCTGACTGGCCCTCGGCCGCGGCGAACGCTTTACTGTGCGGGTTATATCCCTCAAGAGCCGAGATGCTCGTTTTACAAGAGCAGGTGATGGCCGACAGGTTGTATTCCTGGGGACCACCGGTTGAGAAAACTTCCCGTGCGAGCCCAGCAGTTGTCCTTCGTACAGTTGATCCCTTCCCGTATCTAGGGTATAGTATTTATCGTCTATTTCAATATTCAGACCTGGTGACATTATATATATATATATAAATTAAATAAATTAAATAAATATTATATATATAACTTCTAAAATAATAAAAAAGGGAGAGGCCGTATATGAAATAGTTTCCATTTCCTTTTTAGACGCAAATATATATGACACGACTGAGAAGTAATTTTTTCTAATAATACCAAAAAAGTTTTATCTAAAACAAAAACAAATTTTACTACTATATTTTACGAAATATTTATACGGGCGACTATATCGTGATTAATGCAGAAAATTATGAATATTGTAATATTAAATTTACGTTCTCGCATAAATTAAATACATTAATTATTTTAAAATTGATATAAAAAAATAAATTATATTTATATATAATCATAATGATTTTCTGTATATTTTATGCACCTTTAAATTTTATTACCGGCATGAATAATAACAATATAAAATTAATTATTCAAAATAACTCTCGTAATGATTATATATCTATGCGTAATAACACATATACGCGAAAAAACAATCCTAAGGAATACGGTAATTTAGTCGCTTTCGCCCCCTCTGACATCACCAAATCCACTATCTGCTCCAGATCTATTAGCAAACGTGTAAAATCGGTTGTTAAGAGGGTTAGATTCCCGACTATGATAATTGATAAAGCGAGTGATTACATTGCGTTTAGAAATGCATTTGATTACGTGACGCGGGGATGTCTTGTTATCTCTCTTTTTGTTCGGCCGCCACCTCCGCCACCTTCTCACCCGATGACTCCTCTTCTTGTGACCAAGAATAGATTCCCTTTATCGTCTCAACTCGCCGAGACTACTTACTGCCTGCGTAGAGTGCTACTTACTACTTATTACTTACTACTTACCACGACATTAACCCTATACCTAGCCTCAGTCGTAGCCGTACCCCCAGCCCTAGCCCTAACCAGGCGAGCGGCTGCGCAAGGACATTTATAAATATTAATATTTAGATAACTAAGTAAATTTATTATGTATGATATTTTCTCATCGTCTTTACCATAAATAAATATGACTTAAAATTTTTGCGTTATAATAACTGTTAGATTTCTTTTTCTCTAACTTGATTGCTTCACCTCTTTTTTTTGTTCCCGAGTGTCTAGAAAAATAATTTTGCATTCTTTTTCTGGTATTATGATTTTTATATGCATACAATTTTAAGGGAGTTCTATCTTTATATTGAGGATAATCTGATGCGCCAAAATGTATTTTTCTTACTTTGCGAGTTTTCTTATCTTTCACATAAGCAGTATATTTTTTTTTGTGCGGACCTTTTTCAAACTTGATTATAGTTTCTTTCATTACTATAATAAAATATTATATTATATAATATTAATATGATATAATATAAACAATGAATGTTCCAATTAAATATTTACCCAAAAGATTAACTAAAAAAGATAGAAAAATACTTAAAAAAGAACTAAAAGAATCAAGAAAAGGTTATAAAAAAGGAAAATATATAACACGAAAGAAAGTTAAATCATTTAAATCTAAAAAATCACAACATATTTTAAATGCAGAGAGAATATACAAATTAAATAATTTAGCAGTAAATAAAGAATTAGTTAAAAAAACTGGATGTTCTTCAAAATCTCTCAACGCTATAATTAAAAAAGGACAAGGTGCTTATTATTCATCTGGTTCAAGACCAAATCAAACTGCTCATTCATGGGGGTATGCTAGATTAGGTAGTTCTATTACGGGAGGTAAGGCATCGGCGGTTGATTTTAATATATTAAATGAAGGATGTTCAGAAAATTCAAAAGCATTAAGATTAGCAAAAAATGCTAGAAAGAAATTTGGTTATGGTACAAGAAAGGTTCCAAAAATAAAACTTTCTTAAGTTATGAATTATTTTTAAATTCATCAACATTTATTACATTTTTAAAAAATTTATTAAATCATTACAAATTACATTAGGTGATTGTTTCATTATCTTATTTTGTAATTCTATATTTAATTTTTCTAAAATTTCATAATTTTTTCTAATTTTATCTAATTCATCTTTGTATTCATAATTCAATTTTTTTATTTCTCTTAATTATTTACATTTATTATCAAATGCAAATAATTAATATTTTTTATTTATTAATTAGCGACTATACATTAAATCTGCCGTTCCAGATTGAAATCGCAAAATATTAAATCTCTCTTCCATAACAGTTAAATTATAATTATATATATAAATACTGGTTGGTTCTTTTGATGTCGCAATAACTTCACCGGTTAAAGGGTCGCATATAGTAGTGAAATTAACATTAGATAGGTCAATTGGTGGATTTTGATGATTATTAAATTCAAATTCAATGTTTTTAAATTTATTGGTATTAAATGCGCCAGTAGGTTGATATTTACATGGATCAGTAGTTAAAGAAAAATTATAATAATATAATCCTTCTTTAGAATTACCGTTAGATTTAGTATATTTTTCTAATTTATCATAAATCCCAGAAGGAAACGAATTCTCTCTATATTTTCCATCAACTATAATTCCAAATTCTTTTATTATTTCTTTTTGATTGGTTTGTTTGTATACAGTAGCTTCATATCCAGTAATAAAAATATTTTTAGATGTATCATTTATCTGATAAATGTTATTTGTTTTATAAAAAATTAAATCATCTGCATCTTTTTCCATGGTTAATTTTTCAAGATTATTAGGAATAATATTTTCATAGGGCCAATTTGTATAATTAGACCATTCATTGCGTTTAATTACGTCATCTCTCTGACTAAACCACATCCAATTAGATACTAAACCATTAGATTCTAAATTTACTTTATTTGATTTATTAACTTTCTCAAATTTGTATTCATAGACTTCTTTAATTAAATAATCTTGTGTATTATTTGCAAATAAAGTTCTTTCTTGCTTATCTAAAAAACATTGAGTATTCATTAGATGAATATCAGTATTAATATTTGTTCTTTGATCGGAATAAATTGTATCAGATGATATATCTCTGTATGGTGGTTCTTGAATAAATCTATGAAATCCATAACGTAAATCTTTATTTTGTTCTGCTTGTATTCTGGGTATTTCGTCATAGCTATTATATGATGTATCGTCTAATATATCTTTTATTGTAAATAAATTTTGTATAGGTCTTAATATAAAATTAATTTCTAATTCTGCATATTGCAAACAAATTAATGGTAATGCCATATTAGATAATAAAGTAAACCAAGTATTTAATGGTATATATAATTTATGACTATTAATAGATGGTTCTACCCCATTTAAACTAGTATCATGTATTTTAAATGCATTTGGATAATTATTGGATCTATTTGAATAATTTGCTGGATCATTTAGTTCAGATATATTTCCGGTCATAATATTGAATAACTCTTTTTTATTATTATCAAAATCACGTTCAACCATATTTTGTAAATATACACCTGAAAATTTTTGCACTATACGCCCTCCAATTGTAAATGTTACTTCATCTATTATTTGACTACCTATATTTTTTATCCATTGAAATTCATAGGGTCTATATTCCGTATCAGATTTTTTATAAATAGGACTCCAAATATTTGGTAATGTAATCACTAAATAAGTATCCATTAATAAATCTCCATATCTTGGTATTTTAAAACTAATATTACTTTTTTGAGTAAGATGTATATTAGTTTGTCCCTGTTGATCTACTCTATATTTTTGTAAACCAAAATTTGTATATTTTGAATATTTACTCTTAAAAAAACTTTTAGTTGGATTTCCATTTAAAATTATATTTTGATTCCCTACTGCTATTAAATTTAATAGTCCACCCGCCATTATATATTATTAATTATTATATTAATTATATTTATTATAAAATTTATTAAGTGTTTTTTATATTATAATAATATAATTAAAATGGCTTCTGAAGATATTGGAACGCAGATTAAACAGGTAAGTGGGGATATTGTTAATCAGGGAAAAAAAATATTAGGAATAAGTAATGATAATACATATATATATTTTGTATTAGCACTAGTTATCGTTGTATTTATTATTTTTATAGTAATATCTTGGTTAATTCATACTTTAAATAAAAAAGATGCTGCATGCAAAAAATTAAATATTATATATTTAGCTGATAGTAAACATAAAACTACTTCTTTTTTCACAAGAGAAGGTAATACACATGCAAAACAATCTACTAGTCCAGGAAATTATTTTGATAATGAATACAAAAATTTAATTAAAAATTATTACATTAAAACGGCATATAATGCTTGTTGTGGTGATGGATATAAAAATAATTTTGTTAATATCTGTGCTTTAGAAAAATGTATTGACGTCGGCGCTAGATGTTTAGATTTTGAAATTTATTCATATAATGGAGAACCTATAGTCGCGGCATCTACGGCAAATAATAATTCTATAAAAGAAACATATAATTATATACCCTTTTCTGAATTATTAACAGTATTAAATAATAGAAGTTTTGATTCAAATACATCATGTGGTAATGATCCGATGTTTTTACATTTTAGAATAATGAGTGAAAATAAAGTAATATATGATAAAATGGGGGAGTATATTGAAAAATATTTAAAAAACAATTTAGTTGATATAAAAAATTATAATTATAAAAATACCGACCAAGATTCATTTTTATTATCACATATAGCCGATAAGAAGTTTCATAAAAAGTTTATTATTATGGTCCATACCATTCATGTTCCTATTTTAGACAATAGTAAACTTGCAAAATACGTCCACGTTCGTTCTGGTTCTAATGCATTAAAATGTATAAGATATGAACAAGTTGTTGCTGCTGGTATAAATAATCCATTGATGATTGATGATTCACACAGAAATTTAACGATTGTTTTACCTAATATTGATAATACTTTAGAAAACCACGACCCATTATTACCTCTAAATAATGGGTGTCAGTTTGTTGGTATGAAATTTCAAAATATTGATAATAATTTACTAGGATATTATAAAATGTTTAAAGAAAAGGGTGGCTTTTCTTTTGTTTTAAAACCAAATAATTTACGTAAAGATATTATACCAGCTGAACCTATACCCGAAGATGTTCCTTTAAATGACCAAAGATTATATAGTTTACAAACAAATTTAGTAAAAGACAGCGATCTCGTACAATCATCGCAGCAGAATACGCCGGTGGAGGGGGACGGCGACCCCGACGATGACGTAATGTCGTTTAAATTTAATAAATAAAATTGATAAAAACTTATAATATAATATAAAATAATAATTATTATTAATATTAATAATTATTTTCTTATAAACTATTTATATATATATATGAAAGATATATCTTTTCAAGAAAAAGAATTAAAAATTTTGCGTGAGGCAGTTGATTCTGCCACTAGTATATTAGGTGAAAAAATGGTAAAATCAGATAATATTAAATCATTAATTAATATTTTAGAAAATTTTATAAGAAGCAATAATTGTCTTTGTTACGGCGGAACTGCTATTAATAATATTTTACCTGAACAAGATAAATTTTATAATAAAAATGTTGAAATTCCAGATTATGATTTTTTCTCTCCAAATCCCATTGAATGTGCTAAAAAATTAGCCGATCTATTTTTAAAAGAAGGCTATACTGAAATAGAAGCTAAATCCGGGATTCATACTGGTACATATAAAGTTTTTGTTAATTATATTCCACTTGCTGATATTACATATTTAGAGAAAGATTTATTTAATAATTTAATGAAAAAGTCTATTAAAATTAATGGTATTAATTATTGTCCTCCTGATTATTTGAGAATGTCTATGTATCTTGAATTATCAAGACCGATGGGAGATGTAGGTAGATGGGAAAAAGTTTTAAAAAGACTTATATTATTAAATAAAAATTATCCATTAAAAGGTATTAGTTGTAATAAAACAACTTTTATTAGAGATTATGAAGGGCCTATATCTAGTAGTAATAATATTTATAATATTGTTAGAAAATCTATTATAAATCAAGGTTTAGTCTTTTTTGGGGGGTATGCTGCTAGTTTATATGGAAAATATATGCCCAATAGAGAGAGAAAACAACTTTCTAAAAATCCTGATTTTGATATACTATCTATGGATGCTAAAACTAGTGCTAATATAATAAAAGAACAACTTGAATATGAAGGTTTTAAAAATATTGTAATTAATAAAAAATCTGGAACTGGAGACTTAATTACTGAACATTATGAAATAATGATAAAACATAATAATAATAATATTGATGTTTTATGTTATATTTATAATACTAATTCGTGTCATAGTTATAATATTATTTATATTAATGGAGATAAACTTAAAGTTGCTACTATTGACACAATGTTAAGTTTTTATTTAGTTTATATTTTTATTGATAGACCTTATTATGATATTAATAGATTATTATGTATGTCTGAATATTTATTTAAAGTCCAACTTAGAAATAGATTAGAACAAAAAGGATTATTAAAAAGATTTACTATTAATTGTTATGGTAAACATAGTACATTAGAAGATGTTAGATCATATAAATCCATAAAATATAAAGAACTTCGTCTTAAAAAATTAAAACCCGGCGACAAAGAATATGATACATATTTTTTAAGATATGTTCCTTCTGAAAATAAACAAGTTAAAACAAAAGAATTTAAAAAAAAACGCAATAAAAAAACTAAAAAAACTAAAAAAGGTAAAAAAAATTGATATTATTTATTAAATTATTTCTAATAATATCAATTATAACATCTATTATTTATTGGTAATATTATAAATACAACAGCTAGTGGATCTTTTTGATAAACCATAACATTTTTTTGTTTTTCCATTAACTATTTTTTTTATTTTGCAACTTTTATTTGAAAGAATACATCTTTTATAGAATGATCTTTTTATATCTATTATATAAGGTATTAATAATTCTGGATTACTTCTCTCTACGTGTCCTTGAAAACCATAAAATGGAAAATTTTTATGTTTTATTATTTCTATAAACTCTTTATTGTTTTTATCTTTTGTTTTTGCAAATAAATATATTTTTTTTGTTTTATTTATCATATTTGGAGAGATACCTAATTTGTTATTATGAACTATCTTTTTTGATTTATTATACAATTTCTTTAATTTCTCTCCGTTTTTTGAAAATTTTGGGTTTTGATTATAATTATAATATGCATTTACACGATTAAATATGGTGTTTTTAATTTCATTTGTTTCTATTAACATAGAATTATGAAATCCGTGACATATTGATAGAATCGGTAGTAATCTCTCTGTCTTATTTATTGACTTTGCTAATTTAAATAATAATTTTTGTTTTTTTAAATGTTCAATAAATTCTTTACTATAATAATAATTACCTATTTGACTACCGGGGAATAACAACCCATCTAAATTCTTTAATACAGATTTTAATTTCAATTTAGAGAGATTATAAGGAATTATTATGAAATTAAGATTATTGCGCTTTAAAAACCTTATGAAAAATTTTGTTAAAAATACTTGTTCTCTCTCTTCTTTTTTATTTATATATGGTGTTGCTACAATTCCTACAATTGGTTTTTTCATACTAATATAACAAAATATTTAATATTATGAAAAATATTTTACATATTTTTATTATATATTAATTATGGAAGTATCGAAATCAAATTTGCTAGTTGTGCCAATACTTTCGGCAGTAGAGACAGAAACCAATAAACTTATAGGATTACCGAAACATGAATGGCGAAGCATCAAAGAGGTGGTAATGCCTATTGTGTAATGTGCGTGCAAGGCACTATCGCTACCACATTGTCTTGAGTTCGCCTTATGTGAATAATGAATTGTAAAAACAATACGTCATGATAAATAAAGAAAGAATAAAATATTTAGTGATATTTTATATATTTATATAATATATAAAAGAATGATTAATCATAGAGAGGTAGATGATACCGCGCGGGAGATCCTGGCACCGGAGACAGACACAGTAGTTGCAGGAGCAGGAGTAGGAGGATCAGGAGGAAAAAAAAGAAGAAAATCTCGTAAAGTAAGAAAATCTCGTAAAGAAAAAAAACCAAAAAAAAGAAAAACATTAAAGAAAAAAAACCAAAAAAAAGAAAAACATTAAAAAAAAGAAAACCAATTTTTGTACGTTCTTTTTGCAGACGCGGTCGTAGATAAACAAAAAATTTAATATTTATTTTTTTATAAATATTAAAATTATAACCATTGCGTTAAACATCTTATTCCTCCGCTTTCATCTAACAAATTATTATATTTAATAGTGTATACTTTATAACCTAATAATGTAAGTAAAATTCTAAAAGGTTTAAATTCAAGTGTATCAGTAGTAATAATATTTTTATTAATAATTAATATATTAGTAGCTAGATTTGGTTCACAATTACATAAAATATTTTCAATAACTACTATAGTATAATTCTTTTTTAAATAATTAGGTAAAGATTTTATGTAAGTTTTTGAATAAAATATTATATTATCTATTATGGTTAAGCAACAATCTAGGTGTAAAGTATTATGATTTATTTTTATGATATTTTTATGAGGAAAAGTTTTTTTTAAATAATTATAGGCAGCAATATTAGTTCTCTCATTAATACCAATAAAAATATTATTTTTATCTTGTATTATATCACCTCCTTCAATTTTAATATTTTTAGGTAATTCAATATAATTTTTAAGATATTTAATAACCATTTTTTTTCCATTTTGTCTGTTTATTTTAAGTGTATCAGAATTAATTTCATTACATAAAAAAGTTTTATTATCTATTTAAAAAAATATATCTCTCGTCCACAAAACATTACATAATTTATTATTATCAATTTGAATTACTTTAATACCTAAATGTATTAATATATTTTTTAAGTCATTTAATATTCTTTTTTTAACAAACGTAGATGTGATAGTTTTTTTACTACAATTTTTATCTATATATGGATTGCCTATAATGATAGACATTATATATTATAAAATATTATTGCATATTCCTAAATAAACTAAGAATTTATATACTATATATATAAATGAAAACCAAAAAAAATATGTGATTGTAAAATAAAAAACAGTCTTATGTAAAATAAAAAAATTGTGTGTATTTATTGGTAACTCTGATATGACACTTCTTTATAAAGCAACTCCCAAGATATAGAGCAATAATGAGAAGAGTGACTGGAAAAAAAATAACCAAATATAATATTGATTATACTCATGACGATGCTGAGAGTGTTATATTAGATAATTATGGTAGTAGTAGTGAAGATAATGTAAGTAATTCTAGAAGTAGAAGTAGAAGTAGAAGTAGAAGTAGAAGTAGAAGTTTAATTAAAAAAATAATATATTTATAAAAAATATATTATTAAAATTATTATTTACATAAATCCAATCATATTTTAACTTAACCGAATTTGGGAAAGCCAACAAGATTAGCGCCAATACCGAAACCAGCGCCCGAGCGTGCACTTGCTCCCATCGACGGAACAAATGTATCAAGGATACTAAATGTAGCAGCCGCCATTAAAGCAATGATAGCGATTTCCTCAAATTTTAAGGCGCGTTTTTCGGGAGGAATAACGAATGCAACAATAGCAACCATTAAACCTTCGACTAAATATTTGATAGCTCTTTTAACTAATTCTCCCATGCCTGGATTCATATTTGTTTATAATAATAACCAAGAAAAAAATAATTAAATAAAATAAATATATTATTTGTTATTAATAATTAAATAAAATAAATATATTATTTGTTATTAATAAAAAAATAACTTAAAATTATAATTAAGTAATTTATATAATAATGTCTACGAAAAAAAGTGCTAAAGTAAAAGAGCAAGAAGTCAAAACGGGGGAAGAGTATAAATATGTAGATTTATTAGATGAAGATAAGCCTATTGCTGGACAAAAATATGTTTGTTTAAGTTTTGTTTCCCCTGAAGATATTTTAAAAAATAAAAATCTATTTTATTTTGAAAAGTTTCTAAAACACTTTGATTTTAAAAAATCTATCGACAAATATACACAATTTCTAAATTTTTTAAGTTTCAAATATAATTTAGATTTTCAAAAACTTTCAACTGACCTGGAAGAATTTGTTATAGAAGAAAAAGAAAAATTAGTTGAAACTACTATTGAAGATGATTACAAAAGTTTTGTTGATAATTCAGAGAAAAAATTACAAGAAGAATTTAGTAAATCACATAATTATCAAACAAATACTCGTGGAATTAAAGTAAGAGGAACATTTGCTTCTCAAGAAGAAGCAGAAATGAGATGTAAAATGTTAAGAGAACAGGACTCTAATCATGATGTTTATGTAGGACAAGTAGGTTTATGGATGCCGTTTCATCCTGAAGCTTATAAAACAGGTAAAGTTGAATATCTAGAAAAAGAACTTAATGAATTAATGTCTAAAAAGAAAGAGAATGATGAAGTAGGTAAAGAAGAATTTCATAAAAGAGTTAAAGATGCTAAAAGAAAAGCTATTGAAGAAAATATTGCTAAAGCAGAAAAAGAAGGAAATAAATTAATGCAAACAATTGATGACGATGGTAATCTCATAAATGCCGATAGAATGGATGTTCCTGGTAAAAATTTATTATTTGGCGATGGAGAAAATGATGATGTTTCTACTGCGGATTTAAGAAGTGAATTATTCAATGGTGAAAATGTAGTTTTAGATAAAAATAATGACCATGGAATTAGTGAAATTTTAGAGAGACAAAAAGAAAAAGAAAAAGAAAAAGAAAAAGAAAAAGAAAAAGAAAAAGAAAAAGAAAATAATGAAAAAGAAAATAATGAAAAATTAACTGCCCCCGCAGATGGCATTGAGTCTGTATCTGAACCAGTTACAACCAATAATGAATCTACTAATATTGATTAAAATATTAATTATTATAATTATCTAAATGAATATATATATATATATATCAATTCTTGGTGCCGAAATAAAATATATAGAAGAACGCAAAGAAATAGTAAAAGTATATTTCATAGAAGTAGAAGTAATTAAAAAAATTGAATAATTATTATAAAAATATAATAATTATTTATATAATGAAAAATAATAACATTAATTGTTGTGATTATAATGATTGCAATCATAAATTAAAATTAATAAATTATCCTTGTAAATGTAATAAAAAATTTTGTAAATTACATAAATTACCCGAACAACATAATTGTGAATATGATTATAAAGAAAATGATAAAAAAAATAATAAAATTGAAGAAATGAAATGTATTTCAAAAAAAATAAGTAAAATTTAAATTGTATTATCGTCTTCAATTACGACAGAATTTATATTATTTATTTTTCTTATGTTTTCAAATTCATCTATCCACATTATTACACAAAACCATAATGTGTTTGCTGCATAACCTTTATTATCAATAAAATGTTGATATTTTTGAAATAATAAAGATATATTTTGCAATTCATTATCATTTGGATGAAATTTATGAAATATATTAATTATATTATCACACATTTCATCTATAGTTTCAAATAATTGTAATATATGTATACAGTCTTCTATAGAATTAATTTGAGATAATTTTGTTCTTAAATTATATTTAAAAGCTTGTTTATTATATGTTTCTAAAAATTTATTATTATATTTACAAAATAATATATTATAATATTCGCTTTTGCACATATTAATAATTAATCAAATTTTTTTACTTACTTTTCGTTATATTATTTTTTTTTTGTTTTTTTTGTTTTTTTTGTTTTTCTCTTTCTTTTATATTTTGGTGAAGCAGCACTTTCATAAGAAGTTATTCTACTTGGAAAACTTATTTGATTATTAATGGTTTGTGATATATGCTTATTAATGGTTTGTGATATATGCTTATTTTTATATGTCTCATATATTTGTTTATATAATTCCAAATTTTTTATAGTATATATTTTTTCTTCTACTGATAGACGATTAAAATTTTGTTTTATTATTTTTTTTAATTCCAAATACTTTTCATTTAAATATATAATAATATCACTTTTTTTCATGAATGTAAATAAATTTTCCCGAACTAAATGATTATATGATTTACCCTTTTGATTATTTATAAAATTAGGAGGTGGATTAATTTCATAATAAGTTAATAAATGATTGGGGTCTTTAGTTTTTCTAAAATCTATACTCATATATTCTCTCGGTCTATTCATAATATAAATAAGACAATATAATATTTACCATTTACCATTTACCATTTACTTTTGCGAACATTAATTTTAGGACCTTTCTTTTTATGATTATTGGGGTTATATATTTCTTCATCGTCGTCTGAATCCATAGATTTAGATATTTCCCAAAATTCTTTAGACCCTAATTTGAAATTTTTATGTGAATCTGCGCGATACCAAAATATTTGATCAGTCAATTTATTTGATTTAGAATTATTATTTATTACTAAGCATTCATAATTTTCGGTACATTGATCCATAACTTCACAAAATGATTCAAATGTAGGAAACATACCGGCATAATTTTCATATATTTTTTTTCTGTTCGAAATATATGGTTCTCTTAAAATAAATACATAATCAATATTAGTTCTTAAATTAGGAGGAATACCTAAAGGATATTGCATAGTAATTATTAACATCATTTTCCAATGTCGTCCATTCATAAATAATAATCTCATCATTTTATCACGTGTCCATCCAGCATCATATAAACAATCATCTAATATAACAAATGCGCGTGGATCAATAGTAGATTTTTTATAAACTTCTACTTGCTTTTTGATTTCTTTCAGTACAGTTCTTTGTCTTTTCAATATATTTTCTATAATAACTGAATTATATTCTTCATGAATAAATAATTTAGGAACATGTTCAGCATAAAATCCATTACCTGCTTCTGTTCCACTAATAACTGTTCCAATAGGAATATCTTGATGATAATATAATAAATCTCTTACTAAAAATGATTTTCCAGTATCACGACGACCTATTAAAACAATAACTGGTCCTTTATTTTCGTCTGGTCTAAAACTAATAGATTTCATTTCAAATTTTTTTAATTCCAAAGTCATACTTAATAAATATAACTAAATATATATTTACATTGAATACGCATAAATATATATCATAAAATAATTAGAATTTAGAAATATATTTCTTATTATTTAAATTTAAAAGTCATATGTTAATAAATATTACTAAATATATATTTAATTTTATTTACGCAAAAATTAATAAACAAAATCGTTAGAATTTAGAAATATATTTATTATTATTTAAATAAATGGAATTAACTTACAAAAAAAATAACAATATGGATCTTTTCAATGAATTGTGCGATACTAATTTACTTGATATAGAGAATTTACAAAATTATATACCTATTTATGGTAGTTATTTTAATTTAAATGAAAATAATTATAATTCTATTAACTTAAATAATAATTATAAACTTTGTTCTATAACTGAAAAATTAGGTTATTCAAAATTTAATGGTACAATTATAGATGATAGTAATAATATAATTAATAAGAAAATATTTTTTAAATATAGTCCATTAGTGGATCCAATAAAATATATGATTGGTAAATATGATAATAGTTATAGTATTTTAAACTTACCAAGGCTTAATAATAATGAAGAAGTAAATAAAAAAAAATTAGATTCTAATAATTCAGCATATACTGATGGATTTTTCTCTTTTTTATCAAGTCTATTATTAAATAAATACGATTTTATTAATGGAATTGATTATTATGGTTCTTTTTTGGGTATAAAAAAGAATTTTATAGTTGATATAGAAGATGATTTGGAATATTTAGACGATTCAGATTTTTTTTATAAAAATAACAATATATTATTTAATATTAAAGAAACAGAAAATTTTAAAAATTATTTTAGTAATACCAAAAAATATAAACAAGCATTAGTGATTGATAATAATAATATATTAGATGAAGAATTTCAAATAGATAATTTAATTGATAATAAAGTCAATTTAAGTGAAATAAGCCAAATAATAACTAAGGATTTAGAAATTGAATATACGCATGATTTAAATAAAAATAATATTAATAAAAAAAATATAAAAACAAATAAACAAAGTGAATCTTCTTGTTCTTCTAGATATTCAAATACAGAATCAAGTAAAAATGAATATTCAGAAAATGGAGATAATTCTAGCGAAGACCAAAGTGAATCTTCATCCATTAATGAAGAAATATATGCAAATATATTTAAATTTCCAGTTCAAACTATTGCTTTAGAATGCTGTGATGATACATTAGATTCACACGTTATTAATAATAAAATAAAAGACAATGAATGGGAATCAATTATTGCACAAATTTTATTTTCTCTTATTACTTATCAAAAAGTTTTTGATTTTACACATAATGATTTACATAGTAATAATATTGTTTATAATACAACCGAGAAAAAATTTTTATATTATAAATATGATAACAAACATTATAAAATTCCTACATTTGGAAAAATATATAAAATTATAGATTTTGGTAGAGCTATATATAAATTTAAAGGTAATATAATTTGTAGTGATAGTTATGCTGCCGATGGTGATGCACATACACAATATAATACTGAACCTTATTTTAATGATGAAAAACCAAGATTAGAACCAAATTATAGTTTTGATTTATGTAGATTAGGATGTTCTTTATTTGATTATTTTATTGAAGACATAGAAGAAATTAAAAAAATAAAATCTCCTATTAAAAAAATTATTATTACGTGGGTATTTGATGACACAAATAAAAATATATTATATAAAAATAATGGTTCTGAACGATACCCTGATTTTAAATTATATAAAATGATTGCTAGAACTGTTCATGATCATAAACCACAAAATGTTCTTAAAAAACCTCTTTTTGAAAAATATTTAATTCCCAAAAAGAAAATTAATAATCAATCTGTAATTTTTAATATAGATAATTTACCAATTTTAACTTAAAAATCTGGTTTACTTACAAATACAGATGGAACTGCTTTAAGATTTCCTATTATTTCATTTAAATTAAATTGGTCTAAAATTATTAAACATAATGTAGCAGAAATAAAAACTAAAATAGTATCTTTAAATAAATCTTTTAACGGTTTATTTTCTTTTAATATTAATCTCATTTCTATAAATTTTAACACAAAATAAATTACACTAATAACTGATGAAGTTAATATTTGATTCATTTATAATTTACTATTATAAATGAATTAGTATCAAATTAACGAATTAAAAATTTATTTTAATTCCATTATATCTAATTCTATAGATTGATCGTCGGTTTTTATATCTAATACTTCTAAATCTAATAAATCCGGATCATTACTATCTAATGTTTTTATATCTAATTCTAATTTTTCTTCCAGATTATTATCTAATTTTAATTTTGAATTTGCTTCTTCTTCATCGTCTGTTTCAATATCAATGTTAGCTTCTAATTCAATTTCTTTTTTGTTTGATTTTATATTATTACTATCATTATCAGTATTTAATGATTTATTTGCATTTTTAATTGCTTGAGTTAAATTTTGTTTATTTTCTTTCTCAATTTTTTCTTTAACTTCTTCTTTTGCTATTTCTAATTCCTTTTCTTTTGCTTCTTTTTGTTGTTTCTTTATCGCTTCTTCGTCTGCAATAATTTCTTTAGTTTCTTCTACTTGAACATCTGTTTCTAATGTTTCGTCTAAATAAATTCTTAATATATTTTCAACCGGAATATTTTCCCTAATTGTATTTAAAATACATTCTTTAACTATTATTTCTAATTCTCTGTTATTTTTTTGAATTTGTAATGGCATTATATCTTTTTCAAATAAATAAACATTTATATAAACTTTTCTTGCTACATTTATATATGTTTTATGAATAAAACTATTCAAATTGGGTATATCAATATCTACTTTTTTTTGCTTTAATCCAGGTCTAGATGCTGTTAAAGATTTTAATTGTGTGATATGAACACACGTAAGTAAATCTTCTAAATAATTACAACAACAAGCATTTTGAATTCTATCTTTTTCAATATTTACAATCTCAGAACTCCATTTTGGAATATTATTTAATAGATTTTGAAATGTCATTAAATATTTTTCTTCTTCATCATTATCCATACACATTTTATACGACTCATCAAAAACTGATTTAATTCCTTCTATTATACACGGAGTCAATATATTTAATAATCTAGCACACCATTCATTTTTAGATTCAGTAATAGTATTTAAATTATAATCATCCATATTATTTAAATAAAACCAATATTTTTTAAATCAATATTATTACGAAAATATATATAATTCAAGCAAAACATAATTATTAATAATTCATTTCTTATTTCTTTTTTAAAAATATCTAATACAAATAAAAATTTATATTTTTCTTTACAATCTGGTATTTTATTTTTTATATAATAAAGTATCATATTTCCACTAAAACCATTATTATACAATTTATTTGTTAAATCTAATATATAAATTACTTTTTTTTCATAACATGAATTTTTTACTGAATCATCTAAAGCTAAAAATTTATTTAAATAATAAATTTTTTTAGAAAAGAAATCATAATTTTTTTTTTCTTCACTACAAATATTTATCTTTTTATTACAATATATATCACTAAATCTTGATAGAATTGGTTTTAATATTTTAAATTTATCATCAACTATAATAAAAAATCGTGTACTATGATTATATATTTCTATACATCTTCTTAATGCTGATTGTGCGTCTATTGTTAATTTATCAGCATTAAGTAATATTATTGACTTAAATAAATAATTATCATTTTTATTTATTATAGTATTAGCAAAATGTTTTAAATTCTCTCTTATAAATTTTATATTTCCTTTTCCATGTGCACAATTTATAATTAATACATATTTACTTATGTTTTCATTTGTTTTATATACCATTTTTATCAAATATTCTAATACACTTTTTTTTCCTGTTAAATTACTACCGTGAAATATTATATTTGGAATATTTTTTGTTTCATATAATTTATTTAATTTTAATATTATATTCTCATCCATAGAAAGATTATAAATACATATTAATTAATATTTAATTAATATTTTTATTAAATTATATTATAATAAAACTATGCCCTCAAATGCATATTCATCCACACGAGGAACTATTAAATCTAATATTAATAGTCAAATAAGCAATTTATTAATTAATGATAACACTACAATACCAGATGCTACAGTAATTAGACAAGCAGATGCAAGTTTAACACTTTCAGAATTAATTTTTGAAATATTATTACAAAATAGAGATGCTCTTTTTAATAATGTAAGAGTAGGCGGCAAATTAACTACCGAATGTTTATCTATTGATAATAAAGTATCTATTGGAGATACTTCTGGTTCTACTTTTCAAGTTTTACAATTTATTACAAAAGATATTAATGCACAAAATAGACGCGATCAAGTCATCGCAGATATATCATATGAAATTATAAATGATATATCATTATCATTTAGAGCAAAAAATTCCAATGGATATTATCAACTTTCTGTCACTTTTAATTATTTAACATCAACTTATTATAATACATTCCTTAAAATTGGTTTATTTTATTATACTACTATAACCGATTTAGGTATTGATTCTAGCGAAAATTTAATTAGAGAATATGTTATTGGTGATGAAAATGCAAATTTTACAAATGGAGTATTTAGCAAAACAATCTTAGTAGATATTTCGCATGCCGCTAATGATACTATCAATTTTTATCTTAAAGGTAAAATACAAACCGATTTATATGGTAATGATTTCAGTTATATTGATCTTGATGATATATTTAAACCTAAAATTATTCAAACCTTATCCGGTAATTTAATTACCGCTGCTGAATTCAGTAATTTTATTTAATTTTGTCTATTATTTATTATAAAAATAATTTATAATATATAATGAGTTATTCAATTTCTAGTTCAAATCCAATAGAATTTTTAAATCCTAATAGAATATGGAAAATTGGCCATAAAGGTCATTTGAGAGAAGTAGATGTAAGTGGAATTCTTAATATTAGTGGAAATATGCATTTTACTAATCAAATTACAGGATATCATCTCAATTTATCTGGTGATGTATCATTTAATCAAAATTTAAATGTATATGGTGATGTATTATTTAATCAAAATTTACATGTATCTGGTAATACACGTTTTAAAATATCACCTTATCAAGAAATTGATACAGATTTAAGTTATATATACTACAGTGGAAGTTTTGGACTTGCTAAACATTGTTTACCAAAACAACCCGACCAAACTAATAAAAATTTAATTATAAATACTAATAGTAAATACACCGAATTAACCGCCGCTAATACTACAGATATTGTTAATTCTCTAGAATTACGACGTTTTATGGTAATAGGATTTAATGGTTATTATGCTAGTAGCACCAATGGTATTTATTGGGACATTTCAGGAACAACATCTACCAATCTATTAAAGCAAGTTATTTGGGTAAAAGAACAAAGCAAATTTGTAATTATTGGTGATAATGGATATGTTGCTATTTCTAGCGATTCTTATAATATTGATATTAGTTCTACTATTATTTCTGTTAATACTTTAAACTCTATTGCTTGGTCTCCTCAATTGGGTATTTATTTAACTGTTGGTAAAAGTAATTCTAGTCTTCCTTTTACTGCTACCAGTATAGATGCAATTAATTGGTCTAATAATATTATATATGATGATATACAAGTATTATCCTCTGTTATTTGGGTTCCCGAATTAAAAAGATTTATTGTCGTCGGTTCTTATTCACCTAATGGCGGTATTGATTATCATGGGTTTTATATGTCTACACTAGATGGAAAAAATTGGGATATAAGTGGTATTATTCTTGCGGATAATGATAATCAATTTAAATCTGTTATATGGTCTCCTGAACTATCACGAATAGTTGCTGTCGGAGAATCCGGGTTTTATGCTACCGCCAAAGCTGAAAAAGATAGTCTTATATGGGACTATAGTGGGAATATTAGTAGTATTGATAAATACAATAAAGTTATATGGATTTCTCAATTGCAACGATTTGTTGCTATTGGTGATAAAAGTCCATTCGGCCATATGATATCAAGTTTAGACGGAATTAATTGGGATCTATCTAACGATTTACCAAGAGTATCTACCAGCATTTGTTGGGCAGAAGACTTGGGTAAATTACTAATTACAGACACCAATGGAAAAATTTACTACACTAATCCAAAACATGTTTTTCAAACAACATACAATATTTTTCAAGATGCTATGTTACAAGAACTGGAGGTCAATGGTGATGCTAGTTTTAATAGTAATTTTGATATAGAAGACCATCTTATCGTACACGGAGATGTTTCTTTTAATTCATCATTAGACCTTATTGGGCAATTTAGAGTTCACGGTGATGTTTCTTTTAATTCATCGGTTGATCTTAGCAATCAACTTAGAGTTCATGGTGATGTATCATTAAATAATAGATTAGATGTGTCAGGAATTACAACACTTTCTGACCACTTATTAACAAATTCATCTTACGTTAAAGTTCCAGTTTCTTATAGCACGTTCGCAGTAGCAAAAGGAGTAGATTTATCAAGTAATATAACACAAATATATGGAATATGGCATGACTTAAGTGCTGATGGTTATACAGTTACTATTAATCCAGTATCAATTAATAGTTATATTAAATTAGATTTTAAAGTAAATTACATTTGTTCTAATGAAACTGATCAAACAATATCTTTTAGGGTGAAAAATAATCATAATGAAATTATATATGCAGATTTAAGTTTGGGTACGACAACGGGCGTTACAAATAAAGGAATATATAATGGATTATACATTGATTTTTCAGGATATAATGCTCCTGTTACTTATTATTTAGAATATTTAATAGCGGATGGTGCAAATAATATAGAATTTTTAATGGTGGATGATGCAAATAATAATATTGATGTAAGTTCAGGAGTATTAGGACATAATCATGGTAATTCTAATATAGTAATAGCCCAAGAATTATATATACCAGTTGAAATACCCAAATCATAAATCATAAATCATAAATCATAAATCATAAATCATAAATCATAAATCATAAATCATAAATCATAAATCATAAATTATAATTTTGCCTTAAATTTTATATTAAATTTTATATTAAATTTTATATTAAATAATATATACGTTTATTTAATATAGAAATGTCTTCTATTACCAATCAGATAGTTGCAAATATTAAAAAAACTTCTACTAATTTTAATTCACATAGTTTTGTAAATAGTGAAAATGTTGTTTGTATAGATACTAAGATTAATAGAATTGGAATTAATAGAAAAACACCACTCTATTCTATAGATATTTCTGGTGATACTAGTGATAATGCTATTAGAGTTCATAATTTACATATTAATAATTTAGCAAAAATTAATGAAATTTCTTGTAATAGAGTTGATACTGAAATTTTTACTGTAAATGAAATGGACGTATCATCTTTATCATTTAATTTGCTTACTGGTAAATCAATTGATATGAGTTTTTTAATAGCGCACGATATTAGTACATCAAAATTGTTTGTTCCTGAATTATCAAGTAATAATTTTAATGTTTCTGATAATATTAACACAAATACAATTACTGTTACCGACGAATTAATTGTTAAAAAAATAACCGCAGAAATTATTGATTTTCCATTAGCTGATTTAAATTCTTTATCGGTTAGTAATGCTTCAATTACTAGTTTATTAAATGAAGATTTATTTGGTAATTATATGTTAGCTTACGAAATATCAGTAAATAGATTATTTGTAAAAGATAAACTTATATCATTTGGCGAAGCTAGTTATAATCATATATCTGTTGATGGAGATGCATCTTTAAACAAGTTATATGTAGATACAATTGCTGAATTAAATGACCTTAGCGTAAATAAATTAATAAAATTTAATGAACTATCTGGTAATACTATTAATGCTAATACTATAACATCAAATGGAACAACTATTATTAATAATGGTGTTTTTGGGGATGCATTAGCACCTACTAATGCAGTTTTTAATAATCTAGTTGCTGATAGATTAGATATTAATAATCTTCATATATTTAATTATTTAGATAATGATGGACTTACCGATTTATCAAATGGTATGCTTATATTACCTGTACATAAAAGAGAATATGATTCTAAAACTTTTCAACCAGGAACTATAACTTTTGATGATACTTTTAATATATTAAAAATATATAATACTAATCCAGAAAGTAGATGGAATAATATTTTATTTAATATTAATTATGCTACTATGAGTTTAAGAAAAGATATATCTGGAAATGACATATCATATGATATTCATAGATTACACTACGAAATTGACAGAGATAATTCTGATAATTTAATTTTAGACAAAGTTAATTATCCAAATATTAAATATATTCCTATTACTTATGATGTAGGTTATGGTAATAAAATTGACATTTCTAATAACAGTCAAACTATTGAAATAAAAAATAGAGAACAAGATGAATTATTTGAAATTCATGCAACGGTAGGAATCAAATATCTAAATAGAGACCCGGGAGATGTTGAACCCAATATTTATACTTTTGGATTGTATCCTCATATGAATACTTTTAATAAAATAAAAGATAGTATTGATAATTCTTTCGTGCATTTTAATAATACTGTTGTTGTTTTTGATAATAGTTTTAATTATGCAAATACAAGTTTAAATTATATCGGACCTCTTGCAAATAGTATGTTTGGTGAAAATATTTCTGATCGCTCTGGATTTAATTTTTACATTTCATCTAATAAAGATATTAATTATATTGTAATTGATCAATTTAATGGAACAATTAAACAATTACAATAAAATTAATATAATTTTTTTAAATTATCATAAAAAAATTATATAGTGATTTATTTTCTTAAAATTATTTTTGATAATCTCATAACATTTGATGCGCTTGAACCTAATTTATAATTGTGCTGAATTGGTTTGTAAAATATAGGACAAGGACAAGGTCCAGTAAAGTTAAAGTTGTTTATATTAGATGAAGTAGTATCGCCGTCTTCATTATCTATTGCATCTTCAATAATTATTATATCTCTTGTTATTATTGTAGTAACTCCTACTCCTTTATTACTTATTGCTGTATATGTAATTACTCCTTCGAAAACACCTGTTGTATTAGTATCTGTTAATGTATTTTCTACTATTATTGTTATGCCTCTTCCACCTGATGCGGGATCAATTGCACTTAAACCAGCTAACAATATATTTTCTGTAATAATTGAACCTACTTGAACCGTTAAACTCCAATTATTTCCACCTAATGATAGTAAAAATTCTTCAAATGTTAGTCCATTAATAAAAAATTCCGGATATGCAAATGCTCTTTCTACATTTACTGATCTAGTTATAGTATTTCTATTATTTGCATTATCAATTATAGTATAAAAAATATTAATTGAAGCATCGTCACCTAAGAAATTACTAGTTTCATTATAAAGATTTCTTACATCTATTTCAAGAATTGAATAAACATCATTTATTACGTTTGATTCCACGTATCCTTGATACTGGGTATCATTATAAGTAACATTTGTTAAATTATAACATAAATCAAATTTGTTATTCATTTGTATGTTTTGATTTATTTCAATAAATGAAATATCCTGAATTAAAAGTTCTAATAATACATTTATATTTCCATCTACAATAGTTGATAATGCTTGAGAGAATGATAAATCTGTTTTACCGAATATTAATGTAGGCGGAACATAATCAGGAATTGCTAAGTCTAATACTACCGTATCAACATATTTATCTGGAAATAAATAACTATTGTATTTTATTTCAAATCTTATTTCTAGATTATTTGAATAAAAACTATTTAGTAATAATTTACTACCACTCATAAAATAATTTATATTATCATATTCTCTTGTTTTATTTATAAAATCATAATTTTTTCCTATTCCATTTATAAAATAATTAAAATTATTTAAAATAAAATTTGTTGCATTACTTAAATCTGTTAATATAACATTTTCTTCATTATACGTATATGTAAAATTTGTATCAGGCGTATTAAATGTTCCACCACCAGTATCAATATAAATATTTGAATATTGAATTTGATTTCTTAATACCAGATCTAAACTTACAAAATTATTTAATAAACCGAAAGTAAAATTATTTATATTTGATATATCATATAAATCTATAAAACTATAATCTATTATATTTACCCCCGAAAATAATGAATCGTTTAAATGACGTAACTTAAATTCAAATATAATATTATCATAATTTTCTTTAATTTCATTAAAATCTTTCAATAATCTGTATAATAAATCAAAATCATTATAATTACTTAAAACTGAATATTTAGTTGGTATTATTATATTTTCTATTATATAACGATTATAATAATAATACAAATTATTATTAAGCATATTATCTATATTTATATTTATTAAACTTGCATCGGTTAATAATTGGTCTATATTATTAAAATTTTGTATACTATCATATGTATCTCCAGTTAAATTTATATTATCACTATTCTGGTGATAAATAAAAATTTCTTCAAGTTTTAAATATTTTTCTTTTACTTGTTTCAAATTATAAAAATTATTAGAAAATAATTTATTCAATGAATTATTGGGTAAACTTAATTGATAATTAGTAGATATAAAATCAATAGAGTTATACAATAAATTTATATTTTGAATATTTAAATCATTTATATATTCATAATCATTTGATACACTTGATACTCGGTTATGTTTATTAATTAAATTACTATTCAATATTTCTTCTATATAATCTACCTTGAACTTTAATATAATTAAGAAATTTTGTAAATAATTTAATATTTCAATTTTACTTTTATCATAAATTATATTTTGACTTGTTCTAATATCAAAAATGTTAAATTCATTTATATAACTTATATCTATAATTCTATAAGATAAATAACTTTTATTATATACATTATATGGCACTTCTAGATTTGAATTATTATAAATATATCTGTCAAAATAATCATTTAAATCAATTAAATAACTATGACTATGTAATTTTTGTAAGGAAGGATCATAACTATATGGATACATATTATAACATATATCATTTAATGACATTGGTCTAATATCAAATTTACTCAAATATTTGTTATCATTTTGTAGTTCATTATCAAAAAAGTATGCCATAAATGATTTATAATTTAATGGATCTTGTGTAATTATATCATTTTTCGTATTTGAAATTTCATATATATTTTTACTATTATCTACAAAACAACCATAAACATCATTTGATGATAATTCTAACAAATATTTTTTATTATTATTATTTGAAAATTCTATTAATGTTTTTTCTAATGATAAACTTGCTTCGTTTACTTTAAAATTATTTGCTAAATCTTCATATGCATGGAAAATTAACACGTCATTTTCATCAATATACATATTATGAAAAATATTTTGCAAAGTAATTCCGATATATTGATTATAATCATGATTTATCATAGAAATATCTCTCACTGATAAAAATACTCTTTCTTTTAATTCACTATTTACATGATCTAAACCTTGGGAATTTATCACGTCATCATATAATTTGAATAAAACATTACTACTATCTTTTGAATCTAATAAATATTCATTTAATTCAATTAAACCATTAGATAACAATATACTTTCTTCTGGCGTTTTTTCAATTATTGGTAAATCGCCAGATATATCACTCCATATACTTACTATATATTCATCAAATAATAAATTATTATTATCTACTATATAACTGCTGCTGTTTTCATATAAAGGAATATATTCGTTTTTTATAATTTGTAATAAATCCTTATCAATATATAAGTTAGATAAATCTATATATGTTTGTAAATTAAATGTTACATAATTATCAAATATATGACTAAATATTATTCTACTTGAATTCAAATATTTATCCAAGAAATAATCTATTACTTTATTATTATCTAATAGTGATACATGATTAACATATCTTAATTCATTTATTTTACTTATAAAATTATTTTTAACTAATCTACTTGATAATAATCTATTTTTTCTAAAAAAGTGACTATAATTATCTATTTCGCCATTTGAATAAAATAAATCCATTGTATTTATTTCATATAATATATTATTTGCATCATCTAATAAAGTTTTTTTTATAAATCCCTCTATACCTAAACCTAAATCAGAAAATAAATCTAATGTATTATCTAATCCTAACCATTCTATTCCATTACTAGATATAGCTATTCTATGTAAAGGACCTAATCCAGTTGCTATCCATATAGAACCAGTCCAAACAATCGAATTACATTCTGAAAATATTGATGTATGCGTAGAATACCAAGCTAATCCATCATACGAATATATAATTGCAGAATAAACAGGATTATTTATTTCTCCTTTACCCACTATAACTATGATATTATCATTAACATCTATATCTCTACCTTCTACTATTCTTGATTTTCCCATACCACTCCAAGTTATACCATCTCTAGAATATGCTATTGAATTATTAATACCTTCTCCTACTGCTATCCAAATATTTTCTTTCTTATAATATACACCACTATTTCCTTGAACTGAAAATATCGTCCTTGTATTTTCTCCTCCTAAAGCTAAACCGTCTATCCAATTTAATCCATCGCTAGAATATGCTATCGAATTTCTTAATCCATTTCCAAGTGCTAATATATAAGTATTATTATGTTTTGAAAAATTATTTATTTCAGTTTCAAATACAGTTTTACCCAATCCAAACCAACTTATTCCTCCAGTAGAATATGCCATAGTATTTGTTGACCCTTTACCCCCTACTAACCAATAAGAATTTGAATTATCATAAACTACTGCTTTTGCATAATTATCAAAAATTATTTTTGAATCAATTGATGGAAACCAATTAATTCCATCGTCTGAATATATAATACTATGATTTGTTCCACTACCCACCGCTATAAATCTTGTATTTCTATTATAAGCTATTCCAAATCCCGAAATATCTAATAATTGTTTACCCGCACCGATCCATTTACTTCCTTCATCTAATGAATATGCAATTGTATTATCATTACCACAACCAACTGCTACTGATATTTTTTCCGTTAATGTATTAATTGATAAATTTTCTAGTATATTAGTAGAAGTATCTATCGTGTAATCATATTGGAAAACGCCAGTTGTATACATATTAACACTACAATCGTATAAATAATGATTACGTATATCGTGTTTTAAATTTACATTTGAAATATCTGCATGTATATTAGAACTATTATAACTAGGAACATATGAAACTACACCTTCGGCAACTGGATCATAATTTGGCGAACTTTGATATTTTTTAAATATTAATAAATTATCACTTTTATTTATTAAAACATTATGATTTATATTTTGTTGAGTTATACAATTATAATGTACATTACTTATATAGTTTGCATCTCCATTTATTCCTGATAAATCAAATTTTTGAGACAAAAATATTTTATTTAATAATACTTCTTCACTATTAAAACTTTGTAATACCAATGAATTATCTACACTTAAAACATTATCATTTACATATATATTTCCTGTTGTTATTAGTAAATTATTTCTAGTTTCTATTTTACCTCCCATATTTGGAAAATATTCTGAATAATAATATAATGGTGATGGAGTTGATATAGATAAAATTAAATCAGTATATCCACCTTCTAAACCTGGTAAACCATATTCTACAATACCCTTTGTATATTCTACCCCACCATTATGTGTTCCGTCTTCAGTTAATGAAAATTTAATTCTATTATAAAAATTCTTTTCTGTATCTTGGACGAATGTATATCTTCCCATCGCCAAATGTAAATTTGCCCTAGAAACATCAGTTATATAATGTCGTAATTTATCGTCAATTGCGGGATATAATTCCCCCGATAATGTAAAAAACTGATATGAAATATCTTTATCATTATATCCGGATACATCTACTCTAAATGAATCACTTGGTAATGGCTTATAAATTATTTGATTAATTAAAATTTGAAAACATTCCTCTGTATATAAAAATATATCTTCTAATATAATTCTACTTGAATCGCTGTTTAAATATTCAATATTTGCTCTATTAAAATTATCATTTACACTTATATCAACTTTACCCCAATGATATTCATAACCTTCATAACTTACAACATTTTCTCCGCTTATATTTATCAAATCACTTATATCTATATTAAAATTATAATCATGATTATAACCATACACTCTAAATGCATCTGAGGGATCATTTATATATATTACATAATTATCATTATACAAACCAAATTTATTATTTAATCCTTCGGGAATTAAATTATTTAATCCATCTGTTACTATAGGTAAACAAGTTATTTCTACAACATGAATATCTCGTTCTGCTATTGTATTAGGATAATTTTTTAACTCATATTTAACTGTTTGTACTCCTAAAACATTTTCATTTAAGAATTGAACTGTTACAATAGAATTTCCTGTAAATTCTCCCAAATAATAATCATATGATCTACCTAATATATCTATATATGGAGTAAATAGCTTATGATAAGTTTTTAAAAATAAATTACTTTTTGCATCTTCTGTATAATTTAAATTTATAAAAGGATTTAATCTTTCTACTGATATTGATCTTGATATATCTGAAAAATTACCACCCGCATCAAATACTCTAAAATTTTGGACATAATTACCAGCATTCAATAATAGATAACTATTTGATATATCAAAAATTGGTATATCTTTAACTTCTACTCCTAACATTCCTTCTCCGGCCGAATTTTCATATAATTCTACTTGACTTACTCCTCCATCCAATGCTTTAAATATCCAAGTACTTACGCCTGAAATTACACTACATTCTATTAAATAGTTTTTTGTAGTATTTCCTGTATGAGACGTTACTATTGTACTATGATTACCTAATCCAAAATTACTACTCCATAATGTAGAACTAGAATTATAAAATTGTCGTGTACTAGTACCACGATGTCTAAATTCATGAATTGTTCCATCTAAATATGTAAATTTAACATATGCATAACCTCCAAGATCTATATCTGAATGATTAATAAAAACATTTATTCCACTATGTAATAAATTTGGATTAATTGTTACTATTTCAGTTGTTTCGTTTATTTGTGTGAAATTTTTAGATGTATATTGATTAATATTATAAGTACCGATTGATAAATCTTTTAAATAAGTTATAAATAATGATAAACTATTATCAAATGCCGATGGTAATGTTTCATTACTTAAAGTTTGTCCTATTCCTCCCATAATATCAACAATGTTTATACCGGGAATTGAAATCATCGTATTACCACCACCGTCTTTAGTAAAATAATAAGGATTAAATAAATTGTTGTTTTCCAAATAATTTGAATTTGTTTTTAATGTTTCATAAGTATCAAATGATAACAATGGAATTTTTATTTTTGCTATATCTTCATAATCTATTGATAAAATATAAGATAAATCCGGTGGACTAGTATCAACTATATTGAAATATATTATTTCAATTTCTGATTCAAAATTATAATCATTAAAACTTTGAAATATTATTTTGTAATTACCTAATGAACCAGATAATATATTATTAATTATTGTATTATTATAATCTGGTATAATATCATTTATATATCTTGCATGCATACTAAAATCTAATAAATTGAAAACTGAATTATTGAATTTTGCTTTTTTTACTTCATATGTAAATGTTTTATTAAATGCATCATATTGAATATCTGATAAATCAAATATAGATGATAAATTATCTGTATTATTATTTATTAAATTATTAAAATTATTATTAAAATTTAAATTTAAATCAAACTCATATCCACTTATGAAAAGTTTTGGTGTTATTACAAAATTTGTAGTTTCATTTATTGTAATAGTTAAATATTTCTCTGCTAGATTATTAAATCTATCATATGCTGTATATCTTACTTGATATGAAATTGATCCATTACTAGTATCATTTCCAGTTAATAATAATTCTGATGAAGAAAAAGTATATGATTGTAATGGGTTTAATACAAAACTTAAATTTGATATATTTTTTATAATTGTATTACTTGTATTACTTATATCAACTTGTATTGCTGATAAATTGGAACCTTTATCTAAAAAAAATGCACTGGGCATAACTAATTCCTCAAATTGATTAACATTTATAACATCATTTGATATTGATATTATTGGTTTTTGTGTATCCGTTATAAGAATATATCTTACTAATGTTTTTATTTGATTATTTTTATCTCTTACATCATATCTAACTTTATAACTTGTTGCTTCTCTTAGTGGTCCTAATTCTGGGTTTTCAATATTAAATGATGAATCATAACTAACATCATAATTACTTGATAAATATGAAATATCTGTTAAATAATTTTTATAATAAAATTTATCAAATTCACTAAACGCATTTAAACCCAAAATAAATGATGCATCATTAAAAAACTCTCCCGCTTCATGAATAATATGAATTGAAGATGTATCTAAAATATTTATATAAGGTATTTCATTAAAAGTTGGACCTTGATTTGTAATAATCAATTTAATATTTAATTCATCTGAACTCGTATCGTATTGTCCGTCTCTTGTAACTGAATAAAAACTTATATCATAATGAACAGAAGAAATATCACCACTAACAGAATAAATTATTGCATTTGGGTCATATTCATATTCTCCGCTTAAAGATGTAATATTAGTTGGTAAAATATAACTTAAATCAAAACTTATATCTGTTAAATAAATTCTAGGATGAGATAAACTAAAATCTTTTGATATATTATATTTTGTATCACCAAAATCTATATAAATTCTATCATCATATCCATATCTTTGATTGAAATTAATAGAAGGATCTATTGTATTTATTATATCAACAAATCTATTAATTGAAATATCATTATATTGATTATCTGAAATTTCATAAACTATTACTAATGATGTATCAACATTTGAAAATAAGTTTAATAATATAATATTATTACTTATATCTTTAATTGTTTTGATATTTTCCTGTTTATAATCAATTGTTACTCCCGAGATTGTAATTATATAATTTGAATTTACTACTTCATAATTATCTATTAAAGTAAAATCAAAAATAATAGAACTTAACTCACGTAAAAATAAATCTGTATTTTTTAAATAATTAAATGCTTGATATGAAAAATCTTTATTATCTGAACCATTAAATTTTACAAAACTTATATCAGTTTCGTCTATATAATTAAAAGAAAAATCTATAGATGGTTTACTTTTATCTACTATATCTACTATTCTTAAAATATTAAATGAATTATCACACACATCTATTACCTTATAATTAAATACTAATGGTTCAATTTCATTTAAACCAATTGTTACTTTATTAAAACAATTATCGCTATTTAAATAACCATCATTTGTTAAAAATACATTACTTAATCCTATTTCATTAAAAGATATATCACCTTCTCCACTTATTGATAATGTAATTATACTACTCAAATCATTTCTTTCAAAATAATTATCACTTATTTCAAATTGATTAATTATAAAACTTAAATCATCAAATGTATTAAATACTGACAAACTAAAATCTATATTAAAACTAAATTCAAATTTATTATCAAATAAATTATCTTTTATTGCTACAAAATTTGAATCATTTGAACCATCTATATAATCTAACGTAGATAAATTAGGAAATCTAAAAAATGGATTACTTATATCTACTACTTCTATTAATCTTTTTATATTAATTGATTCTGTTTTACCTGTTTTTCTTACTTCATAAGTTAATTCATATATACCAATTGTAGTATTATCTAAGACTAAACCCCAAGAAATATCATAGCCCACCGGATCATCTGTTGTTTCTGTATAATTTGATGAAAAATTTCCTGAATAAGATCCATTTGTTGGAACATATGATTCCTCGCCAATATCACTTTCTATTAATAAACCAGATTCAACATATATAGAATTCACGGTGATTTTTTCTATACGAGAACCTAACAAAGAAATTATAGGTATATCTGTAAATGTTATATTTAAACATACATCATTACTTATATTACCACATAAATCTAATGCTGTATATTTAATATATGCCTCTGCTGCCCTAGTTGGATCAGTTGCATGAATATAATAACCATTATCATATGTTTGACTTATATTTGTTACTGGATATAAAACAAATGTTAAACTGCCATCATATATAGAATTGTCAGACAATTCTAATAATGGAGTATTTGTAGTTTCTAAAAATGAATCTCCTTTTTTAAAAAAAGATATATCAGTAAAAATATTAAAACTAAAATCTACTGAATATTTAAAATCATATAATAATGGATTTGGCGATTGAGTTAACACAGTTTCATTTACAAAATTTAAATCTACTCCTTGCGTATCTATAACATTTATTAAAAATGTTCTTGAAAAATCTAGTAATAAACTACTTGAATCTATTATATCACTTATATCATTAAATATAAAATCTTCATTATTTAGACCTTTAATATCTAGTTTCATTTCATAATAACCAATATATCGAGTATCTATATCATTTAAATTAAAAAAATCTATTTCATGAAAACTACCATCTATGGAAAAATTATTTGCAGAATCATTTATATCTGATATTGAAATAACAAATTGTGAATTTGTTATTTGAATTGTTGTATGTAAATTATAATTTCTATCAAAATCATTATAATTTTGACTTAAATCAATTATACTTAATGTATTATCTACCTTATTTATAGATAAACTATCTCCATCTAAAAATAATGATTTTATATTAGTTTGTAAAGGATCTATTAGAAAATCTCTATAAGAATCATTTATATTATCATTAATATGAATTAAATTTGCTATACTTAAAATTGGACTATTAAAATTACCATTTATTTGTAAAACATTTATATTAAACAGTCTTATACCCTTCTCATCTATATATTTTGTTGAATTTGAAATAAAGTTAAAATTAAAATTTGTTGATAAATAATAATTTCTTGAAAAATCTGTATCACCATCTTGAAATTTTAGTGGTTCATCTGTTAAATCTATATTTTCATATTTTATTATTTCATTTGAATAACTATTTCGTATAAGTTCACCATATATACTCGAAGAATCAAAATACTCTCCTATTATATTTATTTCAAATGGTAAATTTATTTTATTTCCAAAAATGTCATATACAAAAACATCCAAATTTTCATAAAAATTATAAAAAGGACTTATAGTATTTGTTGATATATCTATTGTATTTGTAAATGGGTTAGAATTATTAAATAATTGATAATTACCTGATATTTCTATATATGGACCTTTTTTAATTTCCACCAATCTATGTAACTGTATTATCGTTTTTTCATAATCTTCTGCAGTATAAGTAATTATGAAATGTGATAAACTATAATTTATTTGATGAATATTTGATAATACTGTTCCGTCTGGTAAAATTGTTTCAATCGGTTTTGTTGAAATTATTAAATTAGATAAATCATGATTATATCTATCTACTAGCACATATGGGATTATTGGTTCAATATATTCTTGATATAAATTTAAATAATAAATATTATCTACAACTGCTGAAAAATCAGTAGTAAAAGCTATATCTTTTTGATTAAATAATATAAATGATAAATCTCTATATGCTATATTATTTACATTATCTGGATCGGTACAAAATGATGTATAACAAAAATTATTAGATGGTTCATAATGGCTATTTAATGTTTGTAAATTTAAAATATGAATAGGTATATCTTGATTTTGAATTAATGTCCCGCTTGTATTATCTATTTTTATTCTAACCGTATTGAAATAATAATTATAAGTATTTAATGGTTCTCCTAATATTTGTACTCTTGAATCTGACTTATGAAGTATACCCGTAGTGTTTTCTTCGTCTACATAAATCGCATTACTAATATCATTATTTTTAATTGTAAATGGATAATTTGAATCTACATTAAAAATTATATAAGAACCATCATATAGACCATATTTTAAACTGTATAATAATTCACCTGATACATTAACCAATCCATGATTATTTAAATTAAACTCATAAAAAGATATATTATTTGAAGCATCTATTAATTTTGCTTCTGAAACAATATTTAAACATTCTTTTCTTTGATTAAATAAAATATTTACAAATTGTGAAACTTCTTCTACTATATAATCACATATACTATCATAAATAAATAAATTTACATTGTTTACTTGATTTATTCCATTTAATTCAAATGATTTTATAGATATCTTTGAACTATCATAATGCGTTGAATAACTTGAATCTATTGATATATTTATATCACCATAATAATATGATATATTACTTGCATCTACTAAAATACTTAATTCTCCACTTATATCATCTTGTTCTGCATCTACATAAAAAATTCTATTAGTGTCATTATTTGTATTTTTTGGAATTATAATATTAAAACTATCATCCAATTTCTGTAAACTTAAATCATCATAATTTAACTCGCTTAACGCTTCACCACTTAAGGCAAATGGATGATTACTACAAAAATCTTCAATAGCAATAAAAGTATATTTCATCGATCTCATAAAATAAAAATTATCTCCACTATTTGTTAATCCTGTTTCTATTAATGAACCTGAAATATTAAGTAAATTATAAGATTCATCATAAAATCTATAATAATTGTTATTATTAAAACTTAAATCACTTCCTTTTGATACATAAATATTTATTGCTTTTCCATAAGAAACATCATAATGTATCAAATTTGATATATCAACAATTTCGCTTATACCAGAAGCATCATAAAAACCAATTGGATGAGTTTTTGGTATGTTTTGAATTAAATAAATTTTATTTCCGCTTGTTTCATATAGACCATAATTTGTTGTTTTTAATATATCTTCGTCTAAAAAATCACCAATAATATTATCAACATTATTAAAAATATAATAATTATTTGAAATTTCAATTGAATTCTTAATATTTAAACAAATATTACTCATTAATAATATAGTTTATTAAAATTATACAATTTAAAAATAAAAATATTTTATTTTTACTAAAATTGATATTAAAAATATATTTAAAATGATATTATCATTACATTTATATGTCAAAAAACAATCTAGAACTTGCTAAGAAATATCAAAAAAAATCTGATAAACAACATGTATTAGATAATCCAGATACTTATATAGGTTCTATTGAAAATATTAATAATAATACTTACATATTTGATAATGAAAAAAATAAAATTATTGAAAAACCCATTAAATATGTTCCTGGACTATATAAACTTTTTGATGAAGGTATTGTTAATTGTAGAGATCATGCAATTAGAATGCAACAATTAATTGCTTCTAATGCAGAGGAAAAGAATTATCCCGTAACTAATATTAATATTACAGTTGATGACGATGGAACTATTACTTTATATAATGATGGAAATGGTATTGATGTTTCTATCCACCCAGAATATAAAATATGGATTCCTGAATTAATTTTTGGACATCTAAGAACCTCTACTAATTATGATAAAAATGAAAAAAAAATTGTTGGTGGAAAAAATGGATTTGGTTTTAAATTAGTTTTAATTTGGTCTACGTGGGGTAAAATTGAAACGGTCGACCATAAAACGGGTAAAAAATACGTTCAAGAATTTCATGATAATTTAAATGTAATTGATAAACCAATAATTACTAAATGTAAAACTAAACCTTATACTTCTGTTAGTTTTAAACCTGATTTTGAAAAACTTAAAATATCTGGCTTTGATAAAGACTTTAAATCTCTCATCTTAAGAAGAATTTATGATATTGCTGCTGTTACTGATAAATCTATTAAAGTTAAATTTAATTCTCAAGTACTCGAAGTCAAAAGTTTCTTAAATTATATTGATTTATATATTGGTAATAAAAGTGAAACTGAAAGAATATATGAACAATATAATGGAAGATGGGAATATGCTGTTTGTATTGCTCCCAATGAAGAATTTACTCATATTAGTTTTGTAAATGGAATTTTTACGTCTAAAGGTGGTAAACATGTTGATTATATTACAAATCAAATTATCCGAAAAATTACTACATTTATTAAAACTAAAAAACATATTGATGTTAAACCTGCGTCTATTAAAGAACAATTAATGATTTTTGTTAATTGCACTATTGAGAATCCTGCATTTGATAGTCAAACCAAAGATTATCTTAATACTGCTGTCAGTAATTTTGGTTCATCATGTGAAGTTTCTGATAAATTTATTGAAAAATTAGCTAAAATGGGAGTTATGTCAACTGCTTGTAGTATTACTGAAGTTAAAGAAAATAAAGCAGCCAAGAAAACTGATGGTGCTAAAGTTAAAAATATTCGTAATATTCCAAAATTAGTTGATGCTAATTTTGCTGGAACAGCCAAATCTAATGATTGTGTAATTATTTTATGTGAAGGAGATTCCGCTAAATCTGGAATTATTTCTGGTCTATCAAGAGAAGATAGAAATACTATTGGTGTTTATCCTATGAAAGGTAAAATGTTTAATATTAGAGGAGAAAGTGTATCAAAAATTTCCGATAATAAAGAAATTGCGGAAATTAAACAAATTCTTGGACTAGAACACGGTAAAGATTATACATCTGATGATATTAAAACTAAACTTAGATATGGAAAAATATTATTTATGACCGACCAAGATTTAGACGGTAGTCATATTAAAGGACTTGGTATTAATATGTTTGATAGTGAATGGAAATCTCTAATTGATATCCCCGAATTTATTGGTTATATGAATACACCCATTTTAAAAGCTTCAAAGGGTAAAGATATTATTGAATTTTATAATAATGGTGAATTTGAACATTGGAAATCTAATAATGATGTTTCTAAATGGTCTATTAAATATTATAAGGGTCTTGGAACTAGCACCAGTAAAGAATTTAAAGAATATTTTCAGAAAAAGAAAATAGTTAATTTTACAGCGACTGAAAAATGTTGTGATTTAATTGATATGGTATTTAATAAAAAAAGAGCTAATGATAGAAAAGAATGGTTATCAGTTTATGATAGAAATGCTTATCTTGATACTAGTAAAACATCAGTAACATATGAAGAATTTATTAATAATGATTTACGTCATTTCTCAAAATATGATAATGATCGTTCTATTCCTAATTTAACAGATGGTCTTAAAATTAGTTTAAGAAAAATCTTATATTCTGCTTTTAAAAAGAAACTTCATAATGAAATTAAAGTTGCACAATTTAGTGGTTATGTTTCAGAACATTCTGGATATCATCACGGCGAAGCGAGTTTAAACGGGGCAATTATTGGACTCGCCCAAAATTTTGTTGGAACTAATAATATTAATTTATTTAAACCTAAAGGCCAATTTGGAACTCGTCTTATGGGAGGTAAAGATGCTGCGTCTGAAAGATATATCTTTACACAATTATCTAAACTTACTCGTGCTATATATCCGGAAATTGATGATAAAATTTTAACATATTTACAAGACGATGGATATTTAGTTGAACCGATTTATTATGCTCCTATTATTCCAATGATTCTTGTTAATGGAACTAAAGGAATTGGAACCGGATTTAGTACTGACATTATGTCATATAATCCAATTCAAATTATTCAATATTTACAAAATATGCTAAAAAATGAAAAAGAATTTGGAATTATTGAACCTTATTATAAAAATTTTAAAGGTTCAATAATATCTTGTGATAGTCATAATAAAAAATATCTAATTAAAGGATCTTATGAAATTTTAGGTTCTGATAAAATTCGTATTTCTGAATTACCTATTGGAACTTGGACTCAAGATTATAAAGAATTTATTGAATCACTTTTGAATTCTAAAGATAAAAACTATATTAAAGATTATTCTGATATGTCTACTGAATCTAATGTTGAATTTATTATACAATTTTATCCTAATATTATTACAAAACTATTAATACAAAAACACGATTATGGTCTTGAAGGTATTGAAAAATATTTAAAATTATATACTACTCAAAGTACTACTAATATGCATCTATTTAACGAAAAAGAACAACTTAAAAAATATGATAGTATTTATCAAATTATTGAAGAATATTATAGTATTCGTCTTGAATATTATAATAAAAGAAAACTTTATCTAATTGATATACTATCTAAAGAATTAATTACTTTATCTAATAGGGCTAAATATATTAGAGGTAATTTAGATGATAAAATTGACCTTAGGAAAAAAACAAAAGAACAAATTAATAATTTACTTGTATCTATGAAATTTGATAAAGATTTAGAAAATGGAAATTTTAATTATCTTACTAAAATGCCAATGGATAGTGTTTCTCAAGAAAATATAGATAAATTAATGAAAGAACACAGTGATAAAGAATTAGAATTAAAAAAAATTAATAATTCTAAAATTCAAGATTTATGGTTACATGAATTAGAGAATTTGAAGAAACTTTATAATGAATTTATTCTTGAAGATAAAGAAGAATTTACTCAATTTAAAAAACCTAAAAAACACTGAACAAGCATGACCTCGTTAAAGCCTCTAAAACCAAGGTTTCAATTCTAATGTTTTATTAGTTTTATTTGAATATAATGGTGCGCTCATAGGAACATGCATTTTACTTGTATCCTCTTTATATTTTAAGTATGCTACTGCTTCATTAAATACTGAATTTACACAAAATCTTATTACATAATTATTTAATGCTTGAATTTGTTGTGGAATATTATTATCTAAATTTTTTGAATGTTGATAAAACATACTTCTCATTACTGTAACAATTTGATCCTCTGGTTGTAAATCTATTAATATTGATTCATTCGATTTATCATATACTCCTTTTCTTAATGCATTTTGAATTATTTGAATATTATTTTGCGAGAAATATGCATCTGATAAACGGGTTTTTTCAAACGTACCTGTTAAAACATTACTATAATCTGTTTTTGTGGTTAAAGGAATTTTATCCATCATTGAAAATTTAGTAGAAACATTTGGACCCATTATATTCACTCTACCATTTGCTGTATTATTCATTTTATAATTTTATAAAATATAATAATATTTTATTATTATATTTTATAATATATAATATGAATTCATTTCAAAAAACAATATTAACTATATCTGTTATTGTTTTAATTATTTCTCTTAGTATTGTAGGTTTGTTTTTAGCTAAATCTTTATTTGAGGACTCATATCCACCAATCATATCTGACTGTCCTGATTATTGGGACGTTTCATATAATATAAATGATGAAGTTATATGTAAAAATGTATCTACTATTAACAAAGGTAGGGGAGATATTCCTGGTGGAGAATGTAATGATTATCCTATTAATACATTTTTAATTAGTGGATCTCACGATGAAGATATATTATGTGAAAAATATAAATGGTCTAAAAAATGTGATATTGCTTGGGATGGAATTACTAATAATAATAAAGCCTGTGATTTAGGATATTATTAAATAAGTCTTTTTTTTAAAAACTATATAATATTATATTTTTTATAATATTATAATGAAGATTACAGAAAATATTGTTGAAATTTTAACTAGATATTTACTTACTATTAATAATTATAATCAATTCTTTTTTAAAAATATTTCTCTTTACAATAACACTAATATTATTAAAAATTTACACAGTAAAGGTGTCATGCTTATTCATAATATTTTTAATATTTCTTTACTTTATTTAGATTCTTTAGTTGATGTATATAATTTATGCGAAAAAGGATATATTTATTTTGTAGAATTTATTAATCAAATTAATATTACTAATTCTTCATATGAAACCAATTCATTTGAATTAACCTTAAAAGATGCCGTTATATTTAGTTATAAAAAAACTATTTTTACTTTTGATACTAATATAAAAACTTATATTTCAGAAATCAATAAATTCAAACTGGAAATTATTAATCAAACTATTTATATTATAAATAATTTATCTATTATAATTTTTACTGATATTTACCATTCTTATAATAATCTAAATAATTCGGAAAATGATTTCAATCAACTAATAAATTATTATACATTAAAGTTAACTAAACTTATTAAAAAAATATTAACCTATACAGATTTAATGTCTAAACAGCTTGAAATTAATAAAAACTATATTCATTATTTTTATAATATTAATTCTTTTATTAATTATATTTTTATCAATTATGAATTGGATAATAAAGAATTTTCTAAAAATATTATTATTTTTATAGAAAAATACATTACAAAAAAAATATTCCTCAAAAAAATTAATCTTTTATATTATTTCAATGATAACCCTTTAAATTTATTAGAAAAATATGAAAATATTCAACCCTTATTAAATTCATTATGTAAAAATTACTTAATATAAATCACTCTCTTTCTTGTTTTACATACATGTTTTTGCTCTTTTTGTAAACTTCTATCTATAATTTTTGTCATTATTTCTTTATATTCACTTATTAATATTGTTTTTACATATTCATATACTATTCTTAGCACATCTTCACTACATTTTCCTACTATTAAAATACTACCTGTTCTAAATATCATAAATGATACTTTTTGTATATCTTTATTTTTTTTTATATTACTATCTATATTTACAGTAGCACTTATATTTACTTTATTTAAATTATCATAATAATAAACACACTGAATACCCGGATAAGAACATGGATCATAACATGCGTTTATATGATACTTATATCTTAATATATTAAATAATTTCTCTCTATCTATATAAAAACCACAATTAAAATTTGAATTTATTAATACATTTTCTGTTTTATCATTTAAAATTTTAAACTCTACATTTGTTATATTACTTAATATATCTAATATTTTTACTAATACTATTTCTAATATTTTATCATTTTGAATACCTGGAATCTCTAATTTACCAGTATTAAATATTTTTACATGAATTTCTTTATATTTATCATTATAAAGAATTCTTAATGTTATTACAAAACAATTATAAAATGCACTTTTTTCTTTTGTTCGTGTATATATTATATCCTTTTTACATAATCCCACGCTTATTTTTCTAACATCTTTAAATTTAATTCTACCATTTGGATTATCTACATGAGTTATTATTTTTGATACATTATATGATTCATTTGATATTAATTCTTCTATTTCACTTAATTCTTCTTTTGTATTACACGATAACTTCATTTGTTTTTTTATTATTCCTTCCATTTGTTTATCATAATCTAGAATCTTAATTTTCCAAAATATTGAATATATATCTAATAAATCTATATTTAGATATATAATTTTTGTTTTTGTTGAAATATATATATCTGTACATTTAGGAATTGTATTTTCATTATTATCTAACTTAATATCACTTTTTATTACATTTAAATCTTCTTTATTCTCTAGAAAATTACTCCATTCCTCATCAATCAACATTTTTCTTTATATTATTTTTTATATTATTTTATCAATTATTTTTTAATTTATTTTAATATATTATTTTTTTAAAAAATTTTCTTTTTTATTATATAAAATGCTTTCTTTATTAACCGAACAGTTAGTTAATTTTGATTATGATACTCATAATCAAATTAATATCAAAAAATCTTATAATACCATTGAAAATAATATTGAAAAAAAATTATTCAAAAAATATGATTATCTTAATCAATGTAGTTTAATTATTCATACTTTTAATCCTTCTAAAAATTCGCCACCCAATGAATGGCAGTTTAGACTAATCAAACGAATTAATTCTCTCAATAGTTTTTCTAATCAAAACTAATCACTTCCTTTATTTTAAACAATAATATATATAATTCGTACATAAATCTTCATTCACTAAATTATGTATTATATATTCTAATTCTCCTATAATAGTACTATTCAATAAATCTAACTTATTATTTAACATAAATTCTATATATTTTTTTAATATTAAACTTTTACTTATTTTATACCGATTTTCTATTATATTCAAATTTTTATTGAAAACTTGTATATTTTCATTTTTATTTATATTTAACAAAATATTATATACACTATCATCCAATATATTTATTTTATTATACATATTTGATTGCATGAAATTTATCATACTTCTTATATCTGAATCATAACTATTTATTATATTTTTTATTGTTTTCTTAGTCATATTTATATTTTCTTCCTTATTTATCTTATTTAAATAATTAAATATATCACATTCAGGTAATTTATTAAATCTTACCTTTATAAATTCATATTTTAACGAATTATCTATTTTACTTATATAATTACAAATTAAACAATATCTTATATCTTTATTATATTCTTGAATTAAACATTTTAATGCCTGTTGTGCTATTCTTGTCATATAATCTACCTCGTCTAATATGACAAATTTTGTTCCTTTTGAAAATAAATTATCTGATATTACAAAATTATATATATTATTTCTTATTATATCTATTCCTCTCTCGTCTGAAGCATTCAAATGTATTACCAATGTCTTACTTTCTTCATTATTTTGTTTCTTAAACTTGTTTATTAAATTTATTATTGTAGTTGTCTTTCCTATTCCCGGTGGACCGTGCAATAATAAATTTGGAAAATGATTTCTACCTAATATATTTTTAAATAACTCTCTATTATTATTATCCAAAATTATATCATCAAATATATCTGGTCTATATTTTTCTACCCATGGAATTGAACTTTTATTCATCCTTAATTATATTAAAATTTTTAGTTTAATATAATTTTTTTTACTATTTATTTTATTTTTGAGAGATTTCATATTATTAATATATCTATCTATATATATATATGAAATATAATACACGCCTACAAACTAAAATACAAAATAAACAACTACTTACACAACAAAAACGACTTATTAGTCAACAACAAGAACGTTTTATACTTTTTGATAATTGGAAAAAGGGTCATGATATTCATCCTGATCAGTTAAAACATTTTTTTGGTAATAAAGTTGAAAATTTTAAAATTATTGAACCTATAACATTAGAAAAATTATCTCCCGAATCTGGATTTTTGCTTGGTAACCATATATTTCATACTAAAACTATTAAAAATTATATCATGACCCCCCATATAGAACGATTACTAGCACAGGGAATACCAGGTTCTCCGGATAAAGAAGAATTTATTATTACTTTACTTGGAACCGCTCCTATTAATCCTATTACTAGACAACCTATTAGTAAGTTTGATGCTGAAATTATGTATCATCAATTATATGAAGGCACCACGCTTTCTTATGGCGAACATATTAACCGAATTATACAAACTAGAAATATAACTAAAACAAATAGAAGCAAAGGAAAAACTAAAAAAAAACATAAACCTAAAAAATCTAAACCTAAAAAATCTAAACCTAAAAAATCTAAAAAAAATTTACTAGAAAAAAATACAAACGTGGAATGAGTTTTATTTTTTATTCAATTTTAAAATAATTTTGAGAGATTCGGTAATAATATATATACAAATAATATAAAATATTAATGAATAATTAATTATAAATAATGTCTACCGACACTCCTGCTTTTTTTATTCAACCACCAAAGAAGAAAGGGAGAAGACCAAAATCCTATTATGAAAATCTTAAATTATTAGAAGCAACTGATAATAGTAATAATTTAATTATTTATGCCGACAAAAAAAACGAGAATAATGAAACATCTGAACCCAAAATACATAAGAAGCGCGGAAGAAAACCAAAAGGAGGTAAGGTGGTAGAAGTAAAAAACATTTTAATAACTAATATACCTACCCCAAATATTATTTTACATTTAGCTTGCAAACTTGAAGATATAGAAAATATTGCTAATAATATTAAATATGAACCCAATATTAATAATATAGATAACTACGACATCGAAACTGATAATAAAAACTCACACCTCAAATTTAATTATATTAATTCTAATAATGATAATATTGAATCTTTTAATAACAAAGAAAACGAAACCGACAAAAATTTTAATATAGAAAAAAATGATACCGATAATATTATTTCAAATAATGATAATATTAATTTAAAAAAAACTATTTCTAGAAAATTAAAAGAACTTACTTTTAATCTTAAACATAATAATATTAATAATAAATCTTCATGTTTTTGGTGTACTTGTTCATTCGATAATGAACCTATTTATATACCTAAATATCAACTTAATTCAATTATGTATTGTTATGGATGTTTTTGCAGCCCTGAATGTGCCTGTTCATATTTAATGAATGATAATATAGATACTTCTGCCAAATTTGAAAGATATTATCTTTTAAATAATATTTATGGAAAAATATATAATTATAATAAAAATATTAAACCGGCTCCGTGTCCATATTATTTATTAAATAAATTTTATGGCACTCTTGATATTCAAGAATATAGAAAATTACTTGAAAATGAAAGACTATTACTAATTGTTGACAAACCTTTATCTCAAGTTTTACCTGAAATTTATGAAGAAAATGAAGATTTCTTAATTAGTGCTAAAATTGTTTCTAAATCAAGTACAAACAATAAAAATAATATCCTAAAAAAATAAAATAATTAATTTAAAATTGTTTTAAATCAATATAAAATTATAATTTCATATTATCTAACATGGAAAACCCCGAATTTGAAAAACTACTTGTAACTATTACAAATGATATTAATAGAACTCTTAAATCTAATCTTGGTTCTTATTTCAAATCTATCGATACTAATAATAAAGTTATAGATGTTCTTAAATCTTTACTATTTACTATGCCTGAATATGTTAATCTAAAAGAAGAACATAAACAACTTCAAAATGACTATAATGCATTAAAAGAAAAATATGAGAATTTTAACTCAAGTAATGTAAAAAATATTAAAATGAAAATTTCTGAAACATTTTCAAATCCCAAAGAAACTACTTTTATCAAAAATACTGATATTACAGAAAATAAAATAGTTTATGAAACCTCTATTATAGGTAATGAAGACGAAGACGAATACGAAGACGAATATGAAGACGAAGACGAAGACGAAGACGAAGAAATTACTAAAGCAGAAACAGAAGAAAAAAAAGTAGTAAAAGCAGAAGAATTAGAAGATGATCAAGAAGAGGAATGCGAAGAAGAAGAGGAAGAAGAAGAAGAGGAAGAAGAAGAAGAGGAAGAAGAAGAAGAAGAGGAACAGGAAGAGGAAACTATTAAACCAAATAATATCATTAATAAAGAAACGACGCTGGTAAATGAAGAAGAAGAAGAAGAAGAAGAAGAAGAAGAAGAAGAAGAAGAAGAAGAGGAAGAAGAAGAGGAAGAAGAAGAGGAAGGCGAAGAGGAAGAGGAAGAGGAAGAGGAAGAGGAAGAGGAAGATGAAGTTGAAATATTAACTATTGGTTCAAAAAAATATTATCTAAACCCCGAAACAAAAGACATGTATGAATTTCTAAAAAATGAAGATATTGGTGATTTTCTTGGAAAACTTGTAAATGGGGAATTTGTAAAAAAATTAAATAAATAATTTAAAGAAATAACTAGATATAATATAGTATGAGAAATAGTCGAATATACTATCCGTCTAATATTCATGGTTCTAAAATTAGAAATGCAATTACTGGTATAACATATGATAATTGTTATGTAGGAACTCTCTCTGAAAAAAACTTTTTTAGAGTGCTTGATGCTTCTGGAAGATATGATACAGAAGGTATTAAAACTCATGGTAATCCTACTTCAAATAAACTTTTTTTTGAATCATATGCTGAATTTGAAACATTTTATAAATTACAACAAGGTGGTTACGAATATTTAAATGAAGAAGAAAATGAAGAAAAAAAATAAATAATTCAATATAATTAATAATTAATAGTAATAATTATTAATTATTCATAATTAATTTCATTCATATCAACGTCAATTTCCTTACTTTTATTATTTTCCTGATAATCTATTAATTGATTAATTAATTTTATAATTCTTATTATTTCTAATTTTGTTACATTATAACTTTCTAATTTATAAATAATATCATTTGTTTCATAATTTTTGTTTAAATTATAAAATAATGTAAATATATCTTTCTTATCTATCAAAAAAGACTGCAATAAATTATATATAAAAATATAATTATTATATTCACTGCTATATTTAGTTAATATTTTTGTAAAAATTATTTCTTCTATATTTATAGTTTTTAATAAATTATTACTTTTCAAAATAAAGTTATTTTGAAATAATTTTATTATATAATTCATTTCTGTTAATTGCCATATTTGCTTTTGAAATATAATTCTATCTATATAATCACTAAAAATAAAATTCTCTAAAATTTTTAAATAAATTTCCAAATTATTACCGTTCAATATTTGTATTATATTTTCATGAAATAATAATGATAATATTGTTCTATCGCTTTCTAATATAGTATTTATTTTATCAAAAGTATATTCATTTTCAAGAAAATCTTTTGTTATTATTTTTATATTTTCATTTGTATTATTTATATTTGTTTTATAATTTTCGTAAAATTTTTTATAAATTATTTTATTTTCATCATAAAATAATATCTTATTTATCGAAATCAAGTTATTATTTAAAAAATCTAATATATTTTTTTTTATTAATATATTTTCATTTTCTGAATATCTAAAAATATTTGGCAATAAGTTATCAATTATTCTCAATAATTGCTTATTATTTGGATTTTTTAACTCAAATACATGACATACTTTCATTAATTCTAATATTTTCTTATCATTATTTTTATTATTTATACAAATTATTGGATTATTTGTCAAATTCTCTAACTTTTGCTTTTTCGTCTTCTTTATTCTTATTAACTTTATTAATGAAATTATACCATTCTTATCACCATAATTCATACCATCTATATCATCTATTATTATTACTATTTTCTTTGGTTTATTTGTAAACATACTGTAAACATTTGAATTGCTCAAATTTTGTGAACCTATATTATCTATTAGTGATTTATTTCTTATTATACTATTATCATAATAAATTACATCATAATTTAATTTTTTTAATAAATTTATAATAAATTTTGTTTTACCTATTCCACTATCACCATATATATATATACCTTTTTTATATTTTTCATCTTTATTAAAATTATTTAATATATTTTCTATATCAATTTCTATTTCATTCCTCTCCAATATATCATTTAACTTTATAGTTTCCATATTATTATTTTTTAATCTTATATTTCTATTATTTTTTTTATACAAATATAATTACGCAAACCATCTTTTATTTTTATTTTTTATATTTCTATTTGATTTATTACTATTACTATTGCTTTTATCATAATTTTTAAATTCTTTTGATACTTTTACACCATTTACCTTTATTATTTTATCTATATATACCAAAACGTTATTACTTTTATATTTTATAGATAATAAGTAACAAAAATCTACAAAGTTTTTAAATTTCATACTTTCAAATATTATTGGTTTTTTTAATATATAATTACTTGTATCATTTTTTAACTTATATTCTATTATATTTTTTATCATCATTAATAAATCATTTTTTAATAAAAATTTAATATAGTTTAAATTTTTTAATACATAACATTCATATACTCGAATTGATTTTAAATAATATAATAAAACTCTATTATTTATATAACCTATCCTTAAAAAATAAAATTTATTAAAATTATTTTTTGTTAAACTATATTTAACCCACGGTCTTATATATCCATAAATTATATTCATTATATCATCTGGTATTCGTTCTAAAAACTCTTCTCTCATATCACACTTATTATCTTTAAATATTTAATTATTTCATAAAATTTTATTATGTCCGCCTTCTTCTAATAATTTATTTAACGCACCTTTTATAATATCTTTTTCTTGTTTTAATAAATAAACTTCATTACTTAAATCGGTAACTAAATTATCTAATTCTTTTGTCGCCGCTACATTAAATGCAAAAATACTACCATAATCTAAACTATACAATTTATCAGTCATATTTTCACTGCCACCTTTTATTACAAATGATAAATCATTTATTAATAATACTTCTTGTGCTATAAAACCTGCTTCTTTTTTTATATTTAAGCTACTATCTATACTCTCAGATTTATTATATATTTTTGGCGTCAAATTTTTTATTATATCTAATCCATTTTCTATATTTTTTTTATCAAATTTTATTCTGTCATCTGAAAAATTTAAATACCCATTTGCTATTACATTACCTAATACGCTTAATTTTTCTGTTGGATCATTTGTTGCTATTCCAAAACTACCATCGGCAGTTAATCTCATTTTTTCCACATCATTTATTTTAAATTCTATATGTTGGCTTGGCGCTGCATTTATTATTGTTATTCCTGTTGCGCTTTGAAGCAATGCATAATTTGTAATATTTGTTTGATGTAAATGACTGAAACCGGCCCAATTACTACGACCTGTATATCCTAGTGCCGCTCTTCCTATATAATGTGTAGAATCTGTATCATATCCTGCTCTAAAAAGACCACTCACATCTAATTGTGATGATGGTATTTTACCAATACCCAAATAACCATTTTCATGAAATCGCGCCATTTCATCTTGATCTCCGATTGAAGGGGCAGATATTCCCCTACCTCCATTCATTGTAAATCTAATTGATTCTCCCTGTTTACAATTTATTATGGTTTCAGCACCATCCATTTGAGCAACGGCACAGTTACTAATATCTAACATATCTTTATGCCCAAATAAAGCTGTTTCTTTACCATTATTAATAGAAGAGCCTATCTTGCTGGTGCCTCCTTGTATATTACCGACGACTTCCAATTTTGCAGCAGGAGAATCTGTTCCTATTCCAACGCTGCCATCGGCAGTTATATTAAATCTCGTTTTAGCAGCATTTTTATCATATATTTTTAAAGATGTTCCTGATGTTTCTACACAATAAATCTGCAAACTACTTTGACTTTTAAAATCTATAGAACCACTTACTTCTAATTTACTATTAAATGATACGTCACCTAATACTTCTAATGTATTTTTTAAATAACTATTATTTAATACCACCAAATTTGACATTTCAACTATACCAAATGAACAATCATTTGCCTCTTGTAATACTAATAAGCCTACGCTTGTTAATTCACTACCATCTCCTATAAATTTTTCAGCTACTACATCACCAGATACATCTAATTTACCATTAAATGATACATCACCATAAACTTTTAAAAGATTTGATATATCTACTCTATTATTAAATGAAGCAGCTATAAATACTTCTAAATTCGATACTTCTATAAAACCGAATGAACAATCTTTTATCTCTTGTAATGCTAATGACCCCGTACCTCTTAATAATGTTCCATCACCAATAAATTTTTCTGCTGATATATTTCCAGATACATCTAAGTTTCTATTTATACTTACATCTTTAACCGCACAAATATTATTATTAAAATACGTCTTATAATTATCACTTGTATAAAAATTAATATCTGATCCCGACGCCTCTATATTTAATGTATTTGAATACGCATCATATCCAGATGTTACCGCTATATAAGAAGTATCTGTTATTAGTGATGGGTCATGATATATATTTGATGTATATAATCTCCACGGTCTTACTTGTGAATTAAATTCAGTATATACATTGTCTCTATGTCTTTGAATTAACTCGTCTGTCATATTTAAATAATTAATATATAATATTTTTAATATTTTAATTATTTAATTCGTTAATTATTTAATTCGTTAATTCGTTAATTATTTATCCGATTATAATATTTGCGGATGCTACATTGTTACCCAAAGAGTTCACCCGCCCGTAATCGTACGATTTAGTCGAACCCTCGGGATCCCATGGGGTCACTATGTAAAACTTATTATACAGCTGTACATTTAAAGAAATCGAATGGGCCGAAGTACAGATGCAGGATGCAGATAAGAGAGAGCCATAGCAGAAGTTTATCAATTTATACTGTGTACCGTCAGTTCTAATGTGGTACGAACTAATTCAACAGTTCAGAGTTTATTCCAGTGGTTGCGGATAAACATAATCATTTGTGCGATCCGCAAGGATTACATTGTTGTCGTCTATTGCGTTGTACACTCGCACTTCGTCCACTGGATCCACGTCCACTGGATCCACGTCATCTACATTGGTTAGTACATTACCCGCTTTGTATTCCATCAACCATGCTTTGAATTGATTCACCTCGATATCAGATAGTTATTGTACGAGGCCACAATGCTGCAGAACCATACCCAGGGCTATTATAGTTATCCACTCCATCGAGTTCTTTTACAATTGTCCAATTTACTTCGTCATTACTCGCAACAATTATCGGATCGTACATTGTATGATTGTTTCTAGACATGTGAATGACCTTTCGGACATCCTTTGGTGACCCCAAGTCAACATACATAGCCGGGTGTTGGTATAAGCTCCAATTTGCCCTAGTGTGTATACCTTCAAAAGCCACCGGGTCGGTAGTATAATGGTAATTAGTGTAATTGTTAAAATATGGAGATGTTGTGGAATAAAAGGTAGGCACCCCATTTGTTACATTGGTAACATACTTGAAGTTTTCATCATTCAGTATCACATCGTTTTCATCATAGAATGTTGCCCATAAATACCGGTAGTTGTTGTTTGACCATAAACCATTTTTGGACCCAACTCCCCAATACCGGAACCCCAGGCTATTTACGGTTACTGTTCTATATGCATAACCCACCCTGCCTCTTTTATCTGTGACACTATACGTTATTGTATGTGAACCAACATCGGCGATGTTAGGTGGTATGACAATTTCCACATCGTTTATAGAGAGGAGGTGAGAGTAATCAAACTCGTCAGTTACACTTTCTACTCCGGGGTCAGAAAAAAGAACACCTTCGTCAATTGACATATCGACTTGACCATTCAATTTGTTCAATACAATTACCGGTTTAATGCTATCCGGAACATAACTGTAAGCTCGGCCACCAGCAAGGATTGCGTTATTGTCGTCTATCGCGTTATATACGCGCACTTGGCCAATTCGTAGTTCTGTTGCCCCAATTTCATAATTAGTAACACCTACAGCAAGCGTCATACCGTCACTGCTTAACGCTAGAGATAATCCGTATAGGTCGTCGGTTGCATTGCCAGTTAGAGTTGTGATATTATTCCATGCACCCTGATCCCAATGATATAATATTGCCTTGCCCGGTGGAGGTAGTAGTGATGGTAGTGGTGAAAGTGCAATCACCTGTTTGCGGCCCGCGTCAGGTAATAGTGCCCATGTATCAACTGGCTGCGTGCCCCACTGACCAATCACATTCCATGGTCCAGCTGGATCTGTCGCATAAACAATATTACCTGACGATGGCCAGCGATCCACCCAGAAGACAATCTCTGCATCAATTTGCGAACTATCAATTGCATTATTTGCCTTCAAATAAACCACTGGCTTGTTATTATTATACCAATAATTATTAAATTCAGCACCGCTGTATTGGAAGTAGCCGCCACTTGTAGCAAATGGATTACCCGGATTTTGATATGGTGTTACGAAAAACTCCACCGTTGCACCATTTATTATATTATTACCATTCTGTAGCACCTCAAAGTTGAGCACGGCCCAATCGCCGGTAGAATGGGCGGTATTTCCTGTCGGCGCTAGTCCAAAGTACGCGGGAGATCTCTCTGCCGCCACCGACTCGCCGGGTGCTCCTACTGCGAGAACATTACCGTCGCTGCTAAGTGAAAGTATAGATGCCAAAGAGTTAGCTAATTCTACCAACGGAACAGAACCCCGTTGATTCCAGACCTGGTCGGACGTGTACTCGTAGACACTCACTTGAGCAGAATTGTTTATAACGGTTGTAACGTTACCGAGCTGACTAATTACGGTAGTGTCCGCGCTACCCCATGATGCTCGAATAACCCATGGACCAGTCGGGTTCGCAGCCGAAACAATATGTCCAGAGGATGAGGACATACCAGCTGTAGAGCCTTGTTCAAGAGTCGACTCCAACTCTGTGCCATCGAGCGTAACGGTTGCCCTCTTCTGAACATAGAAGAGCGGTTGATTATTTGTCGCCCATTGTGTATCAAATCCAGCCCCCCAAGATATGTAACTCGCCGAGCCTCCCCCATCGTTTGGGGCAATATTACTGACAAATGCACCAGCAGCCCACACAAAGTACGGAACATAACCTGCTCCAGGCAAAACAACGCTTCCGTTTTGTGTAATCTGCCAGTCATCTAATCGCCACGAACCGTTTGACGTGGGCGTGGTTGGAGCCACTCCGAAATATGTGTGGTCAGTGACATCCAGCGGTACAACCCTATCGTGATTCGGTGACCCCACAGCGATAATCAAACCATCATCGCTCATCGCCACTCCGTGCCGAGCACCCAAATTATCGCCCGCATTCGCTCCGACGAGCAAGTCACCACCTGGCCTGGGTTGCCAATTGTCTGTTACATAATCGTACACGCTCACTTTGCCTACATCAGTTACACCCGCCCCATTCAACAGACTAGTTACTGTGGTGGTGACGGCGTTGTTCCATGATGCTCGTACGACCCACGAGCCAGCAGTCCCATCGGGAGAAGACACAATGTGTCCCGACTTCGCTATGTAATCAAGTTCGGCATTTGCTCCTTCGCGCTTGGGGGCTGGATAATGTCTTATATTTGACGTCAGGACTGTTCCGTCCAGTGGCTCGGTCCTCTGGACGTACAAGAGTGGTGTATAGTCAGGAGATGCGCCTACGCTTGATACATATGAGGCAGGCCATCCAACTCCATCTTGACCCACAACTCCAAAGGGATGTGTTTCAGATGTTGCACTGTTATATCCATACCCACTTGGTATAACGTTGTATGTGGCAACAGCATTGAGGTCATCCATGTGTGATCTTATGGATTCATTGGGCCACGAGTCGTCATTCAAGTGTGAGTAGGTAGCAAGGCCGGAAATCCCAAAGATGTTTACTCCGTTTTGCACAACCTCCCATCCTGTCAGACCCCACATTCCATGAGTACTTTCGGGATGGTTACCAGTGGGTACGATGCCAAAGTATATGTGATCTGCGTAAGGAGGTACTGCGTCGTGATTCGGCGACCCCACAGCGAGCGTGAGGCCGTTCGCGCTCATTGCGAGAGACGTTCCGGTCTTATCGTCTGCATTCACGCTGACGAGCAAGTCACCGCCTGGTCTGGGTTGCCAATTGTCTGTTACATAATCGTACACGCTCACTTTGCCTACATCGTTGTGATTCGGCGACCCCACAGCGAGCGTGAGGCCGTCCGCGCTCATTGTCAGGGCCCCGGCACTCTGGCCATCGATTATCGTACTATTGTTTAAGCCAGATATATCCGACCCGAGCTGTGTCCATGCTTCTGACACTGCGCCACTAGAAGGTTTCTCCCACACATTAACCTTGCCACCATTCTCATATGCTGAATTTCCCAGAGCTACTTTTGTGCCATCGTCACTTATAACAACTGTCAATGGTGGTAGTGATGACGACGGTGAAATTTTATATCCTGAACCCGATGGTGTAGGACTAACACTAGTAAGAGGAACATCTAATAACCAACTATTACGAACAACCCAGGGACCACTAGGAGAAGATGCTGATACAAAATTTCCTGATAACGGAGTATGATCGTGATCATACTGTATTAGTTCAAATATCAAGGGTGTTCCGTCAATAGTTGCATTTGTCTCTACGTACCATAATGGCGTATTAACGTCGAGATATACTGGATTATTAGCGCCACCATATTGCCAGCCCCATGTTGAGCTGCTATGGATATTAATAACCGATGTATCCCAAGTAACATTATTATTATTATTTGGATCAAAATAGATAATGTCAACACCAGATTGTGTTATTTTAAATCTGTAAAATGCCCAAGCACCCTGAACAGATGATCCAGTTGGTATAACACCAAAATATTTGTGATCCACGTGATCTGTCGAAACGAAGCCACCGTCAATGGGAGCACCCCACTGTGTCCAAGTAATCCTGTCGTCTGTAGTGTAGACTTTCGTGTCGGCAGTACCAGTAGCCACGAGAGTTTTACCGTCTTTACTCATGGCAATCGAGTTGCCAAATAATTCGTTTTCTATAGAACCATTTATCTGTTTTGCCAATGAGTAACTTTGAACAAGTGGTACCAACTGTGTCGTAGATAGTAACGGCGCTACATAATTAATACTGCGACCAGCAAGGATTGCGTTATAATTATCCACGGCGTTATATACGCGAACTTGGCCAACGTCGTCGACTGAAGTTTGTGATAATGAAATAGTGTGGCCGTCCGAGTATGGGTATGTCTTCTCAGACCACGAGCCTCGTATAACCCATGGACCCGCCGGGCTCGCTGCCGATACAATGTGGCCAGTGGGAGTGCCGTGATATCCGGAGCTGTTGAACCAGATGTCGGCAGTCAACACAGTACCGTCCACTGCATGGTCTGCTTGGGTATACAATATCGGTTCTTGGTGTAGTTCCCAGTGATTTGAGTAATTTGAACGGGGTGTCGTACTACCGTGGATCAAGTAATTAGGGTCGGTCCCCCAGATAGCATGTTTTTGTATTACACCGTCTGTGAACGAGCCAGCAGTCATACCTGCACTAACTGGGTAAGTCCATTTTGGTCGGAGAGTGCCATAGTGCATATTCGTGGCATGGAAGGGGAGGCCGTCCGCAAAATCTATGAGATCTTGAGTACCTTGCATAACCTTAAAGTTCTGTATCCAGAACCAGGGGGGTGAATTATGATTCAGACTAGTTGGCGCCACTCCGAAATATGTGTGGGTGCTGACATCTATTTGTCTAACTCCGTCGTGATTCGGCGACCCCAACTAGTC